TGTAAGACCTCAAGATGGATCTAAATCAGGAGGCAAATTATTAGAATCTACTGTAAATGTAGCATCAGTAATATTGATTACTTCTATAATACTTAATAATAATAAAGATATTGTTATGTACAGTGGATTGAATACATATTCTATTGATTATGACATATTACCTATAGATGCTTACAATAAGAGACTTATATGGAAATCAACTAATGAAAATGTAGTAACTGTAAATGAAAATGGAGAAATAACAAGTCATAATGCAGGTAATGCTAAAGTATATGCTATAGCAAATGATAATAGTGGTGTAATATCAAATATTTCTGTAAAAGTAATAACTCCATCTGAAGAAATAAACTTCACAAATGATGATGACGAATATGTATTAGTTGCTTCTACAGATAAGAGCATATTGTTATCTACTTATGTTTTAGACTTAGACATAAATGAAAACTATACATTAGTTGCTTCTATCTATCCAGATAATGCATCTATACAGTTATTGAATTATGAAGTTGAAGATGATACAATAGCTGATGTAGACAACAATGGAAATATTACTGCACTTAAATCAGGTACAACAAAAGTATTTGTAAGTAGTATAGATAAAGATAGTGAAGGAAATCCTTTATTGTCAGCCGAATGTATAATAAATGTAAAATAAACAAACAATTTAATAAGATATGAATAACTTAAATGTTTCTAAATTACCTAATATAACCTTTTATACTGGAAACTATGCATCAACTGCGGCAAACATTATTGAAAACAGACAATACAATAATGAAGAAATTCCAGTTTTTGGAACATTGTTAGAATCTAGAAATTACAGCTCTTATTGGTCAAACTTTAGAGATGATATATTTACAGAAACCGAAACAAATTATGAGAATATTGGAGACATCATAAATTCTACAATATCTTATATGAATAAGTTCAAAAACAACAATATAGATATATCTGTAAATAAAAATGTATTGACAATAAACTATGATTTCGAAAAGGATTTAGATTCTAATTATGAAAACACTTCATTGATTCCTGCTAGAGATTTTCTTAATTTGATGTTGAATATGAATGAAATGACATTCAATAAGAAAAACTATTATAAGAATGATCCAGTTGAATTAAAAGAAATAACATATTTGAAAAAGAAATATCCTTATAGAAAAACAGTAACAAAATATGATGTAACTACTGAAGATAGTAGAGTTATAACTTATGATTTCAGTCATCAATTTGTTGACTATAACTATAGTGAATTAAGTTATGCAACATATTATACAGCTTATATCTATAGTGAAATAGTTGATGATTATGGAAATGTAACATACATCAAAACAGATAGTACTTATACAGCATATTACATAACTTATTCTTATATGCTTAATGACATAAATAAGTTTAAAGATAGAGTAGATATGTATTTTGAAAATAACTCAAATAATCTTGAAGAAAACAAAGGTAATTTAAAGACATATTTCTTAAATGAGTTAGATACAAGATTGATGTTGACATTGAATACAAAATCATTAGGATCTAAAAACTTATTTGCTTATATTAATTTTGTAGGAAATTACAGTAATTGGTTTGATAATGTTATAACATTTGAAATGAATACCGAAAACTTAGTAAATGGAAACAAATTAGCAAGAATAACTCCAACAGAAGAAACATTTATAAATATATATGCAAATTATACAACTGATGTATGTGATGAATCATCTAAAATTTCATCAGCCCATGATTATAACTTAAGACATAAAGAAATATTAGCAAATACTCAACAATTCACAATTAGTAATCCAACATGTATAAAAGAATTAGATTTATCAGCACAAACAGATAAGATATTAAGCTTAGATTTATTAAGTGATTACAATAAACAAATAAATGCTACAACTCATGAGTTGACAAATTGGTTGAAAAATGATCAAACAAATATTGAAAAACTTATAATTGGAAATAGTACAATTGACAGCAATATTACAACAATTAATGGATTATCTGATATGACAGCATTAAAAGAAATAAATATTGAAAATTGTAATAAGTTGAAAACAAGTTTTAATTTGAAGAAAATAAATGACTTAAATATATTTAAAGCAAAAGGATCATCAATCAAATCATTTGTACCAAAATCAGGAAGTAATTTTAGTTTAGTAAGTTTACCAAAGAATTTGAAAACAATAACTTTAAAGAATACAAATATTGACAATTTAGATTATGAGATATCTTATAACTTATTGAATGTTACTTTTGAAAATGTTGAAGGAATCAATACACAGAATTTTGTAAAGACATGGGTTGATGAATTGTCTACACATAATTATACAAATAAAAAGGGAGAAACATTACCAATAATTTATTCAGGACTTATAAACAATACTAACTTAGTAGGAATTAATTGGACAAATTATGAAGTTGAAGATTTAAGAAAGTTAGCATATATAGGATTAAATAAGTTTAGTGGTACAATATCTATAAAAGGAAGTTTAGCTAATGGTGATTTGAATAGAAAAGACTATATGAATTTACGTAATGATTTCGGAGATACTTTAATTAAACCAACTGAACAAGAAAGTGAAACAAATGAAATGAAATTTGAATATAATTTATCGGAAGATGCTTATAATAAGAAAGTTAAATTATACGGAGGAACAGTTTCAAGAACAGGAGAAGTAAAATGGGGAGAAATGTCAAATGAGTTGATTGATATAGAATTTTATGACAATATTGGAGGAAATAACTTAATTGAATATTTATTACGTAATGGTTCAGAATTAGAAGCAATAAAGAATGATAGCAACTTTGGATATGAGACAGAATTGAATGAATTAATTTATACAGATTCAAGTGACGATACATCGAAGAACTTAAATATGGGTGATATAGTAATTTATAAGGGAAATAAATTAATATTTGTTTATCAACAATTAAGATCAGTACATAATTATATTAAAGTTGGAAAGTTCATTTTACCTAATACAATATACAATAATATTAGAATAGAATTTAAAGATTTATTATAACAAACAACAATAAAGAGCAACTTTAAGGTTGCTCTTTATCATTTATATTTTCAATAAAAAATTTTCTTCTTCTAATTTGTAATTTATCAACTTACAATTTATGCTTCTTATATTATCATTTTTAAATATGTATTCTATTGCATCATCTTCATATGTCTGTATCTCATAATCATATTTACAATTATCCATATCTAAATCATGATAATAAAACTTACCACCGTCTGTAAGTCCTTTGAAAAAATACAAATGTATTAAATTATTATCTTTATATAATGTTATAAATCCTGGTAACATAATTTAATATTTTTAGTCATTTACTACTATTTTACCTTTTGGATCTTCATCATTTCCTGAATCTGAACTATCATCATCATTAGATCCGTCATCATTATAATCTTTAGCTAATCTTGAAATTTCTTTTCTGTCTACACCTAATTCAGAAGCAATAGCACCAATAAGCTCATCATATAAATCAAAACTAGTTCCTTCATTGATAGCAGATCCACCTTTCATGTTCCATGCTAATGCATGTGCTAATTTCTTTTTATCTTCAGCTGATTTATCTTTATTGGCTTCAATGATTTCTGAAATAGGGTAAGTCAAACCAGTTAGTTGCCAATATTTCTCATCAAGTTCTTTATTCATAATATTTAAGTTATATTTATTTTTACTTTATTAAAAATAAAATTTAATAAAGCTTTTTAATTTTATTCAAATATTCCTTTTCTTTATCGGAAATCTTATTTGATATTGATCTAGATGGAAGTTTTGGTTTTATTACAAAAATATAATTGCCATTATCTATTCCTTTATTTTGTAATATTACATTATCTCCATCAACAGAATAAGGCTTTATTGTTATCTTTTCTTTTGTATGATTTGGTAGAATTACTTCCTTTTCACAACCTAATATACAATCATAATAAGGAACTTCTAATTTCTCATAAACATTATTACCATTTATGCTATATTTAGAGTTATCAATATTATATATAACTGATATGATTAAATCACCATTTACTCCATTCTTATCATGTGACTCATAACCCATACCAGTATATTTCAAATTACTTCCATTTCTTACAAAAGGTTTGATATTCAATTTTATCTTTCGTTTTATTGGTACTCTACCTACACCATTACACTTATTACAACGTTTAGTGATAATATTTCCTGTTCCTTGACAATGTGGACAAGGACTTTGATTAGTAATCATTCCAAAAGCAGTATATTGAGTTTGTGAAATCATACCTGTACCACCACAATGAGGACATGACTTTGATTCTCCTCCAGTACCATCACAATCTTTACATCTTCCTTGAACGGTTACTTCTATTTCTTTTGAAACACCATTGAATATTTCATTAATACCTATTTCATATTTCATTTGAACTGTTTGGCCAGGCATAGGTTGATAGGATTGTTGTCTGCCACCTCCAAAGAAATCATCAAATGGACTATGACCACCATGCATCTTCCTAATTATGTCACCAATATCCATATTGAATCCACCAGGACCAAAGCCTCCACCTATTTGTTCCCAATTTTCACCATATCTATCATATTTAGCTCTTTTGTCTGGGTCAGATAATACCTCGTTAGCTTCTGCTGCTTCTTTAAATTTTTCTTCTGCATTCTTTCGCTCAGATTCAGATTTATCAGTCCATCTATCAGGATGCCATTTTACAGCTGCTTTACGATAAGCTTTCTTTATTTGATCATCAGTGGCATTCTTATCTATACCTAATATCTTATAATAATCTTTAGCCATATGTAATTATCTTAATTTATTTAAAAATGGGATAGGGATTTTTATCCCTATCCCTTTAAAATTTAAGAATAATTATAAAATATTATTCAATTTCAATTGTCCTTGAATCTGATTCAACTTTGGATTCCTCTTTCTTAGGTAATGTAATTGTAAGTACACCATCATTGTTTTTAGCTGTGATTTGATCTTCAATTACATTTTCTGGAATATTCCAAAATTCTTGATAAGATGATTTACTCCATTGTTTGACATGATATTTATGTTCATCTTCTTTTTCATCTTTAGATTCAGAATCCATAGATACATAAATTACATGATCTTTAACTTCAATTTTTGTCTCATCTTTTCCAAATCCAGGATTGGCAATTTCTATTTCATACGCTTTATCAGTTTCCTTTACATTAACCTTTGGGGAATTGGTAAAGTTAGATGGAATCAATCCGAAATCGTCAAACCAATTAGACATAAAAGTTGGCATAAAACCAAATAAACTGTTGTCACGATTTTTAAAACTTAAAGCATTTGTCATAATAATTACCTCCAATTTTAATGAATATTTTTATAATTAGTAATATAAGTAATAGTTTTTTATTCCTATTACTTATATAATATAATATAGATTATTTATTTACAAAATTCAAATTTTAAATCCATTTTCTTAATTTTGAGGTGGTACTTGTGCTCCACCAAATATTCCATCACCAAATGGATTTGATGGTTGTCCTTCAGGTTGTGCTCCTTGAGGATTCATTTCTTGATAAATTTTAGCTATAATAGGTTGATATACATCATTGAATGCTTTATAAGTTTCCTCAATCTTCTTATAAGCTTCCTCTTTATCTTCAGCATTCATATAAGCATCAAGTGCTTCCTCAAGAGGCTTCTTAGAATTTTCAATATTTGTCTTATCTTCCTCAGTAAATTTATCTTTCATTTTCTCATCCTCAAGAGTATTAGTAACACCATGTACTACCATTTGGGCTTGATTAATGAAATTCATTCTTTTTTCTTTCTTTTCATCTTCCTCTTTATGGGCTTCTGCATCAGCTTTCATTCTTTCAATTTCTTCATCTGAAAGATTAGAATTTGAAATAGTGATTTGTTGCTCTTTACCTGTTGCTTTATCCTTAGCAGATACATTCAATACACCATTTGCATCAATATCAAAGCTTACTTCAATTTGTGGTACACCAGCCTTAGCGGGAGCAATACCTTCAAGATTGAATGTTCCTATCATCTTACAATCTTTAGCATATGTACGTTCACCTTGAAGAACTACAATTGTTACTGCTGTTTGATTATCTGCTGCTGTAGTAAATGTTTGAGATTTCTTACAAGGAACTGTAGTATTAGCTTCAATAATCTTGGCCATTCTACCTTCAGCCTCAAATTGATTATGTGCTTCAATACCCATTGTTATAGGAGTTACATCCAAAAGAACAATATCTCCTACACCTTCATCTTTATTCAAAATAGCTCCTTGAATAGATGCACCTACTGCTACAACCTCATCAGGATTTACACCTTTAGAAGGTTCTTTTCCAAAGAATTTTTTAACTGCTTCCTGTACTGCAGGAATACGAGTAGAACCACCAACAAGCAATACTTCATCAATATCTGAAGGGCTAAGACCGGCATTTTTCAATGTTTCTTGACAAGGTTCAATTGTCTTTCTAATAATAGGATCAATCAATTGCTCAAACTTAGCTCTTGTCAATGTCATTACAAGATGTTGAGGAATATTGTCAACAGGAATAATATAAGGAAGATTGATTTCTGTTGATGTTGAAGATGACAATTCAATCTTAGCCTTTTCTGCTGCTTCTTTAACTCTTTGAAGAGCCATAGGATCTTTTCTCAAATCTACATTTGGATGATCCTTCATAAACTCATCAGCAATATAATTAATTATAATGTTATCAATATCATCACCACCAAGATGAGTATCACCACCAGTGGCTAATACTTCAAATACTCCACCACCAAATTCAAGAATAGATACATCATGTGTACCTCCACCAAAGTCAAATACAACAATCTTCATATCTTTATCTGATTTGTCAACACCATAAGCGAGAGCTGCAGCTGTTGGCTCATTTACAATACGTCTAACATTAAGTCCAGCAATCTTACCAGCTTCAATTGTTGCATTTCTTTGTTGGTCATCAAAATATGCAGGAACAGTAATAACTGCCTCAGTAACTTCATGACCAAGATAGTCTTCTGCAGTCTTCTTCATTTTTTGAAGAATCATTGATGAAATTTCTTGTGGAGTATATTTCTTCCCTTCAATATCAACTTTAGGAAGATTAGAATCATTTATGAGGTTATATGGAACTTTTTTATCTTCATCTTTAAGTTTATCAAATGGCATTCCCATATAACGTTTAATAGAATAAATAGTATTGTTTGGATTTGTAATAGCTTGTCGTTTAGCTGAATCACCAACTTTACGATCATCTTTAGTAAATCCTACAACAGAAGGAGTTGTTCTTTTACCTTCTGAATTTTCAATTACATGAGGTTCGCCTGCCTCAAATACGGATACACAACTATTTGTAGTACCCAAATCGATACCAATAATTTTGTTGCTCATAATTATTTTATGTATATATTTTTAGTAGCTCAAGTATAGATAATATATTATCATATACTTGTATTAATATAGTTAATCAATTATTGTTTATTCATAATAAAAATAAATTTTTTTTCAATTTTTATTATACTTCAACAATCTTGGAATATTACATCCAATAAAATTACCTAAAACAATAGTCCAATATCTTCCAAAAAACATATTTTTCATTTGATCTGGCACAACCATAGTATAAAATGCATCTGCTATACTATGATAAAATCCAAGAAGAATAAACACAGGAATTCCAAATAATATCAATAACCAATTTTTATCTCTTCCTCCTTGAACTATTAATGTCATAATCAATCCACATCCAATTGCATTCAATAAGCATTGTAAATAACTTGTATCTAATCTTGATTGAATGATTGAACTACCATCTATTCCTTTTATATTCATATAACTTAACAATATACAACCAAGAATATTACCAAACAAGATGAGAAGCATCTTTCCATATTCTGAAGCTTTATTAAGTTCAATAAATCCAGCTGTTCCAGTATAAAGAGGCAATTTAAAATGCACAACAGTAAGTAATCCAAAAGCGAACATACAGGCACCAATTACTCCACCTAATTTAATGAATATAGCACCTCCTAAACCAATGCATATTCCAGCTAATATGCTTCTAATAAATATATCGAAACCGTCTTTCATAATTAAACAAATAAATTAAATTGTTCTTCAGTAATTACATGTAATACAAAAATTCCTTGCATTTTCAAACATGTATTGAAATCATTTGTATCATTAAACAAATAATCATATTTCAATTTAGACAAATAATTGGGAACTGTCAAATCATAAAAATTATCTCTATATTTGATAATTGTCAATCCGTAATCATAATTTCTTAATGTATAGAATTCAATATTTTGATCTTGAAGTTTTGTTATAGATTTCCATACATCACCATTCCATTCATCCTTTTGTATATATCCTCTATCATAATAGTTTTCTTGTGCTCTTCTATTTTTTGGAATTACATCGTGAATACAAATTACTCCTCCCTTATTCAAATGTTTTAAAGAATTTATTATGTCTCTATCCACAAATTGCTCATCATGCATACCATCTATAAAAATAATGTCATATTTCTTATCTAATGGCATTTTAGAAAACATTTCATCACTTGTCATTTCATATGTCAATTTATCAACATATACTAATTTATCTGATGATATATCATTTGATTCTTTATTTTCTATGTTTACTTTACTAAAATTATCACCATCATATATACCTATTTCAAGATATGATTTGTAATTATATTTTTCAATTAATTTATTTATTACTTCTAAATGATTCATTTATTTTTTACTTTATATTTTTATACCAATTATATGAAAAATCAGGTAACTTTTCAATATGTTTCATATTTATCATGGAATTTATTTATAATATCTATAAATTCATTTGGAATATATCCATCCAAACAAAGTTGTTTAACAAATTCATCATCTATACTTGTTTTAGGATTTGCATTACATATACTTCCAGCGATACAAGCTTCTGTATCTGCATCTCCAGCTAATGAAATAGCTTTACGAATACAATCTTCATAAGATGTACTTTCATACCAACAAGTAAGACATGCAGGAACTGATACTTGACATATACAATTAAATTTATGTGTCCTTTTTAAATTTTCATAAGATTGCAATTTATAATCTGTTTCATTTAAAATATAATTAATAATCTCATTTTTTGACATTCCATGTATATATAGCCAAATTGCTACAGCAATTGTTACAGCTCCTTTAATTCCTTCAGGATGATTGTGTGTTACTTCAGCAGATATTTTTGCTAACTGTATGCATTCTATTAATGATTGGGCTGCCCATGCAACAGGAGAAACTCTCATAGCAGATCCATTTCCAAAACTGCCATAAGGTTCTCTTTGTTCAGAATTTACCCACATTCTAAATCTTGGAGCAAATCCATAGTTATATTTATTACACCAATATTTAAGTTTATCAATTAATTCTTCATGTGTTCTATTTGTATGCAATAACCAATCTGCCACAGCAATAGTACAAGTACTATCATCGGTAACATGTGATTTTTCTGTTAATAATTCAAAATTATAATCATGAGTTTCATATCCTTTTCTTTCATAAGGACATCCAATTATATCACCAACTATTGCTCCTATAATTCCTATCATAATTATTCATATATATTTTTTATCTGTTTCATTAAATATTGGCTTGACATTCTTTATATTTACCATTTGACAAAATTTTCCAAATGTATTATATAATTGAACTTTTGGTAGAAATTGATTTACTATAAGCATATAATAGATCTTTCCCTTGTGCTTGACAATTTTAAATTCATTACCATTTTGATCTTGATAAGAAATCATATTATTGTCTGGCATTTTTACTAATACTTTCTTATTTTCTTTTATATAATGAGAAGGCAACATATTAAGCATAGCAATATGCTCATCAATAGATTTATTCATTAATGCTCTTGCTTTATATTTCTTACCTTTATGTTCCCATTCTTCATCTATTTCATTGAATTGTTTATTTACAATCATACAAGCATTTTGATACGTCAATACAGTATAATCATCATTATCAACTTCATAAACACGACGATCTTCACCATCTTTCCATGGTGACATTTTTAACAAATAATTATCCATAACTTTATAGATATTACCTGTATTTATAGATTGCAAATAATTATCTGACATAAGAATTAAAAATACTGAATATTATAATTATTAATATAGTTTTAATTTGACGAATATTTTAAAAAATCATTTTATTTTTAATAAATCAAATAACAATAAATCTAATTATGATCCAAAGACAAATATCTTTAGGAAACTATAAATATTTATGTGAGTTTTATGAAAATGGTATAGACTTTCAAGAAAATCTCACAAAAAAGTTTGTTGCCCTAAGAAATTTTGAATTGATTAATAATGTCATATATGATACTGATTTTTACTTTATTGAACAAGAAAACTATAATAAATTTTTAGTAAAGAAAAACAATTTAGTGTTTCCAATACATATAAATAATATAATAAATTATTCTAAAGAGTTCAGTAAATTCAATAAATATGAGATATCAGACATAAATGAGATAAAATATGACATATTCGATAGTTCAGGAAATATAGCAAACATAAAATGTGATAAAGTAAGAATATACAATCCTACTATTGAAAAGGATTTAGATTTTGTAATTCATTTGGATAACAACATAAATGACATCAATTTTCATTATTTCTGTAACTTACTGTCATGTTATACTAAGAAGTGTGAAAAGGAAATAATCATAAATAATGTAAGATATATTGAATATGTTGAGATACTTATTCCAAATATAAAATATGTATTCAGTAGAGAAAACAAACTATATATCAATGAAGACATAAATACAATAGTAAATGTCAACAATGAAGAAATAGATACTGTATCAAAGTATTATAATGCATTATATGATCAAGATTCAAATATGAATTTAGAATCATCAAACAAACTATATTTGAATAATTTGATAAACACATTCTTCATTAGAAAAGATGATGACAAATATTCTAAAGTGTTTTTGAATCCTGAAAAATACAATTATAATGCAAACATAATCAATCATTCATTAGACATTACATTGTTTCCTTATGATAAAGAAAATTCTAAAGTTGTATATGAGTTAAATAGCAATGTAAATCCTACTGAAACATTCTTTGGACATAACAACTATTTCAGATTGTCTTCAAGAATGGGATTTTCAGATAATACAATAAGTTTGATAAATGAGTTTGAATTTCCTGGAAAGATAAATACTTCTAATGAAGATATAGGAAATGCAATACATAACAATATAGGTTCATCATCTAATCCAATTACTCCTGATATGTATCAAGTTACAAATTATTATAATAAATATTTCTTAACTGAAAATATAGACTATCTTGAGACTAATGACTTTATAGATGAAGATATAGCTGATATTGAAGGAATACGATCTACAGGATTCAATATACAAATTGCTACAGACATATTGTTTAAGAATATAGTATATGAGTCAAAAATAAATACTGATGAGAATGAACTTAACTTCATATATGATTTTAGTTTCTCATTGAACAATATTGTTGAAAATTGGAATCAATTATCGGAAATACTTGTAGCAAGAGCAACATTTATTGACAAACGATTAAACATTATAGTAAATGGAAATCCAGTTGTCATAACTAAAGAATGGTTCAAATACTTAGTGAATGATACTTCTACAAATAGAGTAGAATTAAATTTCATACAACAAAATAATTTAATAAATACTAATTTTATGAATGTCAATAACGGATTCAATTTTATAGAAAACATAAATTGTTCTGTAATAGAAAAAACTCAAGATGAGAAGAATGAAGAGATTGCTCTATTAAGACAATTGAAAAGACAAAATAATCAATCATCTAAGACAAAATTGATATATAAGCCTATTTACTTCAAAGTAAATGACTTGCAATCTATAGAATTAAGAAATGGTGTAATTCAAAATATCGGAATAAATTTGTCTGAATTTATGACGAAAGTCAATACATTCAATCTTAATATAAATGGATATAATGTTAAAGAAGATTCAAGAAATGACATATATGTTATATTCAAAATAAATGCAAATCTTATTGAAGAAGATAGTGGATATTTCGATATATTAGATGATAATTTTGACTATATATCTTCGGGTGAGTACATAAAGTATTAAAAATATATAATTAATTGTGAGCTATGTATGATTTGTCATTAGATAACAATATATTTATAGATAATCAACTTGAAGCAGCTATTCAAGAATTAGACATAATATTGAATACTGAATGTACTGAATTGATTGGAGATACTGAATTTGGAGTAAGCATAGATCAATTTTTATGGACATTGACACCTACAACAGAAGAATTCAAAACATATATAAGAAATAAGCTAAACGGGTTGTATTATCTTAATATGTTTAAGTATGATATAGATGTACAATATTATGAGGAAGACTATAACAGTGTATATCATGTAGCTATAAAAATATATTTAGATGATATACAATATATTATAAAAGAATTTAATTTCAACTAACATATGAAACTATTTAATTTAATTGATACTACTTTTGAAAATTTTGATGCATCAGTTGCTAATTATCTAAGTAAGATATTCTCAACTATGGGAATACAATTCAGCAATAATCAAATTCTTAAGATATTGTTTAATGGATTCAAAGGTATAATGCAAAACATATTGGTATATATTGAAGATGCATTTACAGAACAAAATATAGAAACAGCTATACGTAAAAAGTCAATATACTCATTAGCTAAATTGTCAGGATATGAGCCATTTTACGGTACTGCTGCAACAGGCACTTTGATTGCAACATCAATTAGTAATACAAATGATTCAAACAGCATTAAAAAGATATATATAAACAATCATTCAAATATCATTAATGTAAGAAGTGGAGAAAATTATGTATTATATCTTCAATCTGACAGGTATGTTTTTGATGTAAGAAAACCTCTTTCAAATTATGAGTTCAGGATTGTTCAAGGATTCTATCATACATCAAGCTACACTTGTAGAGGAAATTCATTAGAAACTATACATTTGAATATAAATGGAATGTTTGATGCAAACTATATCAGAGTATTTGTAAACAATATTGAATGGCAACAAGTATCAAACTTATACGATATGACAGAAGATGGTGAAGAATATATTTTGAAAATTGGATTTGATAATGAAATAGACATAACTTTTGGAAATGGTATATATGGCAAGATTCCTGAAGCAGGAACATCTGTATTGATTGAATACATAACACATAGTGGAACAGCAGGAAATATTGACAATATATTGAATACTAATTTTAGTTTCTCATCAAAAGGTTTGGATGTTGAAGGAAATCAAATAAACTTAGACAAATACATAAAGCTTTCATTAGACAACTATATAAGTGGTGGAACTAATAGTGAATCTATATCAGATGTAAAACAAATGATTGGATTCAATTCAAGAAGTAACGTATTAGCATCTATTGACAATTATAGATTATTCCTTAAGAGATTCTCATTCATAGGCAATTTCAATATATGGGCAGAAAACAACTCAAACATACTATGTATAAATGCTATAAATAATAAGATAAACAATATTGAAACTATTGAAGATATTGAGAATTTGGATGATAATGATTTGATATTGACAGACCAGGAAAAATCAAATGTATTGACAGTTCTTAAAAATTCTAACAACACATTTGCAGGAATATCTGTAAACTTTATTGATCCAGTAATATATAAATATGCTATAATTTGTTACGTTAAGATTGTTGATCAATATTATAAAGAAGCAATTGAAATGAATATAAAAGAATGTATTTTAAATTATTTCAAAACTAAGACATTCAATATAACATTCATATCTAAATCAGATTTGTCAAAATACATACTTAATAATGTAGAATATATATCTTCATTAGATTTAGAAATAGTTTCTCATATGAATGAACAGGCATTCAAGAACAAATATTATTATAAGTATGATACATTGATAACTGGAAATAAGATATATTATCAATTAGTAAAATACAACTATGAGTCAGATTTGAATTTAGGATTAGATGATTTGGGAAATATAAGCATAGATAATTCATTATATATTCCTTTATTAGGAAATAATGTAACTTATTATCCAGACAAATCATCAACAACAAACATAAATAATTTCACTACACTTAAACCTATAAATATAGTATTCATTTAAAAAATTATTTTTAATAAAATAAAATATACATATAATAGTATGAGCAATTTTTTAGATTTCATAAATAAGAAAAAAGAAATAAATGAAGGAAAGATATTATTGAATGAAGCATTCAAGAACTCAGATATAGATAAAGCTAAAGAGAAGATTTTGTCAATACTGAAAAAGGAAACAGGTGAAAACATAATATCTTTAGGAGATTTTGAAATACAAATTGGTAAAGAAAATTTCACATCAGAATTGTTTACTGTAGTAAAGTCATCTAACACTATATGTTTTACATTCAATTGGCTTAGTACAGGAAATTCAACACAAGTATATTCTGTATCTTTTTATAACAATATGGCACCATTCATTAATGGTACTGGTAAAGCAGATTTGACAATAGAAACAATGGGTTGTTCAATAGTATATTTCATTCCATTAATTTCATATGTAATTAGTACAAAAGATTTCAACTTATCTAAAAATGATGCTACTAAATTCATAAAAGGAATATTTGGAAAAGATGTAAATGAGTCTGCATCTAAATATGAGTTTTATATTGGTGCACTAAAATATTCTATTTTAGAAGGATTGTCTTCAAGATTAATTCAAGAAACATTTAGATATAATATTGAAAATGGTGTATTTGAAAACTCATATGAAGATATGATTGCTTGGAAAAAAGACAAATATGAGACATTAAAAACAGCATTAGACAATAGAAAGAAATCACCTGAAAATAGAGAAATTGCTAAAAGATTGATGGATGAATACAATGTCATTAAAAGAGCAATAAAAGGTGGAGCAACATCTATTGATGAAGTTCAATTAGCTATACAAAAATCATTAGCTGTAAAAGTAAAAGGAATAGATGGTAGTGATAAGATTGAACAAGAAATTGAGACCGCAAAGAAAGATCCTGAACAAGTATTTAAAGAGATGAATAAATACATTAAAATGGTAATTAAGGGATTGACACCTTCTGTAATACTTTGTGGAGCTCCTGGTGTTGGAAAGACATATAGAGTCAAAAAAATGCTTAAAGCTAATGGATATAATGAAGATCATAATTTATGTACAATAAAGGGAAAATGCACACCAAGAGTCCTATATATGAAATTATTAGAATTCAAAAACAAAGGTGACATTATTGTTATTGATGATGCTGATGGATTAGTTGGACCTAAAGCTCCAGAAGATGTAATAAATATTCTTAAAGGTGCATTAGATAGTACATCTGATGATGAAGGAAGATTAGTTTGCTATGGTGTATCTGGTATATTGAAAGATGATGAAGGAATGGAATTGCCTAAGAAATTCTATTATCAAGGATCAGTAATCATAATAACTAACTATAATGCTGGGCAATTAGATACAGCATTAAGAGGACGTTCATTCATTCAAGACATACATTTCTCTACAGAAGATGTGTTGAATATCATAAAGAATCTTTTGCCTAATTTAGATCCTACACATTTAAGTGATGAGGCTAAAAACAAAGCATATGATTATCTTGTTGAGTTAGCTGGGTCAGGACAAGACATGGAAATTTCAATTCGAACATTTGGAATATGTGCAAAAATATTTGAAGCATGTTCAGATGACAATGACTTTAATGATGATGATGCTAAGTCAATGATTAGTGAACAGATGAAACTTCAATCATTAAGAGGAGGCAAAAAATATTGATTTTTTATTTTTAATTATATGAATAATATAAAAGACATAAATCAAAGTTTAGTAGAAGAGTTTAAGAAATTAGATTGTAAAGTATCAATAAATGGAAAACTCTTATATGAGGGAAAATTCAAAAATGACTTAGAATTTCCTAAGAAGAACAAATCACAAATAGTATATGAGTTCAATATCAATAATGATAATGTTTATATGCTTGCTGATGAAAACAACAATATAGTTGAATTGAAAAAACTATTTGAAGGTAAGAAGTTTGAAGATATGAAAACTAATCCTTTACTTTACAATAAAGCTATGGAATTAGCTAACAAACTTCCTTTATATAATTTAGAAATAGTTGATGAATCTCTTAAGAAAGACATTAAGAAACATGGCTTAAACTATAGAAAAGTGTATGAGAATTTAATCATAGATTATTCTAATGACGAGAAACAAGATGTGGTCATAGATGATTATGATAAATTGATAGAAGAACTTAAAAAGGCTAAGGAAGAAAATATTCCAATAGAAGAAGGTTTGTTGGGAGCAATTGGTGGTGCCATCTTAGGTTCTACTATTGGTCCTAAATTGGGAAATGCAATATGTAAAGCTTTAGGTGTTGATCCTAAAGGAAGTTTTGGAAATCTCCTTACATCAAGATTAGTAATGGGAGCAATTGGTACAACAATGGGGTGGAAACTTTAAAAATAAGAAATTCATTCAAATGGCAAATAAAGTTTATAATGATTTAGACTCACTTTTCAAATATATAACAGAGTCAAAAAAAGAAAACAAGTCTCAAATAATAACTGAAAAACTTAAAGAAAAAGTTAAAAGGCTCATTTTGATTGATGATAAAGAATTTGAGAAAACAAACAAATTTAAGTGTGAAGGTGTAAAAATAGATCTTGTTTTTGCAGACATATGTACTTTTGATATAAACAATAATCAAATAGTCATAAAAAATGGAAAAGACAAAGAAATAACTATAGATTTTGATGATACTGACTCAACTATAGTTTATTGCAAATCTGGATATTTGAATGAAGAAATATTATACTTATTAAATAAATTGACATATTTAGGATTTACAGTAATAAACAATCCAAAATGGGTACAAATAAGTTCAAACAAATATGTTACAGCTAAGCTTTTTGATGAATTCAATATTCCTCAGCCAAAATATATAGTAGTTTCTGAAAAAGAATGTATTGATGACATTGAAGAAAATACTGAAAATTTTGATGAATATTTGAGAAAAATCTACGAAGAAGAAAATGAAGACAATGAGTATGTTTGTAAGATATTGAATGGACATAAAGGACATGGTGTATTCATTTGTAAAGAAAAAAACATACTTTCTGTTTTACAATGTGTATTTACTGTAGGTAAGCATACATCTTCTCAACCATTAAAAATAATTTGTCAAGAAAAATTGAATATTGATGAAGGTGATATAAGAGCTTATATATTGAATATAAATGACAAACAAGAATTAGTAGATTGCATATTACGTAAAAAATCATCAGATGATTTCAGAACAAATATGGCATTAGGAAATGAAATAACTAAATTTCATTTGAATCCAGAATATCTTGAAGTTGCTAAGAAAGCAGTTAAAGTTTCAGGATTGAAATTTGCTGGTGTTGATTTATATATTGACAAAGAAAATAAAAAAGCTTATGTAATCAAAATAAATGGAATACCTGAGCCACCAATACCTGTAAATACTAATGAGGAAGAATCTAAAAAGATTAATGAAGAATTCTATACAAAAGTTATAAATACAATCAACCAAATGATCAATGGCATCTAAACTTAAGAAAATTCAAAACGTAATAATGTTCATATCTTCTACAAAATTTGTAGACATACATACTGCAGAAGAAATAAAGAAAATAAAGAAGTCAGATTGGACTTATTTAGATTATTGTGTTTTAGCATGTGAAGAAAATGGATATAATTTATATATATTGTCCAAAAATGATGTAAGGTATTCTTTCCAAAACAACATATTGAATATAGATGATAAGACTACTAAGACAACATTTTCACTTAATGAAACAAATACCGAAAATACAATAATATTCCAAGGTCAAACAAATAATGATTTAAGTGTTGTATATATAGCATTATTCAAACTATTATATAAGCTTGGTTTTTATATCATAAATCCAATAAATGCTATAATAAATGCTTCTGACAAATATTTAAGTTCAGTAATTCTTTCTAAATTCAATATCCCACAACCAAATTATATAATAATTGGTAAGAATGATATAGAAGATGAGAACGGTATAGTGAATGATGATTTTTACAAAAAGCTTCATTCTATATATTCTGCACATCCAAATATAAATGACAATCATAGTAATTACAAATATGTTTGTAAAATTCTTAATGGTTCATTAGGAATAGGTGTATTCTTATGTCAAGAAGATGAAATATTAAGTATTTTGCAAGCATTGACAACATTGAATCCAAAAATCTACATACTTATTCAAGAATTCAAAAAGAATACAGGTGATATTAGAGCTCATGCTTTCTCATTTGATGGCAACAATTATGAGATAATTGCATCAATGAAAAGAAATAAGATTGATGGAGATTTTAGATCAAATGTATCATTGGGTGCAACAACAGAACAAATTGATTTAAGTGCAGAACAAGAAAAGATAATTCTTGATACCGCTAAAGTATCAGGATGCAAATGGGTTGGTGTTGATTTGATGGAATGTAAGAATATTTATGATGAGACTGAAAATGTTGTTATTGAATATAATTCAAGTCCAGGAGTAAATGGTATATCTGAACAAATAAAGAAGAATATGTTCTTAGTTGTATTTGAAAAGATAAATGAGCATTTGAAAAATGATGTTGATGTTTCTGCAAATGACAAATTGGAAGACAATTCTGACAAGGATGGACAAATGGCCACAAATGGCATAGATTCAAATAAGATTGATGATCAAAAAAAAACTAACGAAAACTTAGAAGAAAATCCAATTGTAGAAAAGAAAGAATCTGAAAAATCATCATACCCATTTGACAATATAATATTGTTTGGAGATGCTGAATCTAGTGCAGATAAGATATTGAATGACTTATGTAAAGCATCAAATGTAAATTTATATCAATTCAATACTCAAAGCATCAAATATGAGAATAACAAATTAAATAATATAGTTATAAACAATGATAAGATATCTTCAAAAAATACAGTTATATTCTCACGAATAAAATATGAAGATATAAACAAATATGAGAAGTTATTTAAGGAATTGTCTAAAGATAAATATCTAATCATAAACAATATAGATGGTGTAAATAATGCTTCAGATAAGATAAAAAGTGCAGAACTATTCAAAAAACATAAAATTCAACAACCTTCATATGTAGAATTAGAAGCTAAAGATGTTGAAGTCAATTTGGACACAAAGGGAAATACAAATATCAAATTATTTAAGAAATTAAAAGATATTTATTCTGATGCAGAAACAAATAAAGAAAGAAAATATGTTGTAAAAAATCCTGTAGGAAAACAAGGAATAGGTGTATTTGTTGTAAATGGAAATCAAATATTATCAGTATTACAAGCATATTTCGATGTAGCAAAGGATAAGAAATTGATTGTACAAGAATTCTTAGATGCAGATGGAGGTGATTTTAGAATACATGTACTTACATTGAAAACTGGACAACATCTATTATATGGAATAAAAAGAAATCAAGTAAAGAATGACTTCAGATCAAATATAGCATTAGGTGCTACACATACAACACTATCTGAATCAGATTTTACACCGGAACAAAAAGAATTAGCATTAAAGGCAGCTAAAGCAGTTGATTTGACATGGGCTGGAGTAGATATTATGCCTGTAAAAAACAATAAAATAAAGAATGTAGTCATAGAATGCAATGCTAATCCAGGAGCTCCAACTACAGCCGACAATAATGTATACAAAATGATTTTGGATAAAATTACAAAGGAAGATTTAGAATGAGATGTTTAAAAGATTTTATATTAGAATCAAATGAATCAAATACAGATAAATGGCTTAGTAATGTAAAGAAGATGTATGAATGGTATTGTGATAACTTTAAGAATTTTTATGACTGTAAACATCAATACAATTCTTCAAATTATAAAGAATGTGAATTATTAGATAACAAAAAAGTTGTTGCTGATTGCTCAGGATTTGTTGCAGCATGTTTATGTCTTTCAGGATATACTAATGATACTATCAATTGGAATGTAAGATTAGGTAGTTTCAACTTACATAAAAATCACAATGTAAACACCAATGTTGAAAAGATAAGTCCATTTGATGAGAAATATAAAGCTAAATTATTATATATGTCAGATATAAATGAATTTGAATGTCATAAGATATCTGATGAAAAGAAACAAAATCAAGATTATAGTGAGATAAAAGCAGGTGACATACTCGTAAAAGGATCACATGTTACTATAGCAGCAGAAGATGGTGGAAAATATTTGTATGATTGGGGACGACAAGTTTCAACACAAAACAACAGTTTGTTCAAACTTAAAAAACCAGTGAAATTTTACATACCTAAAGATAAGACAACTATATTTCCATATAGAAGTTATTGGAGATTAAAATAAAAACAAAAATATTTATTTTTAATAAATAAAAACATATTATTTAGTCAGATAGTGGACTTGATAGGCTGGGGACCAACCATACAAGTATAAAAATGAATGTCTTAGCATTGACTAACATTTTGTTGCGAAGCATGAAAATATTGCATTTTAATGTAATATTAGTTCATTAAATAAAGTATAAATATTTAAACTAGAAATATACCAAATAAAATATAATATGAACATAAAATTAATTAAAGACCTGGATTTCACAGCTAAATTGAATAATTGCAATGCAGTGACAGAAGCAGGTAAAGAATTAGTCAAGAACTACAAAGCATATTTGTTTACAAATCCTGCTAATTGTGGTATTGTCAATGGCTTTATAAAAGAAGCACAAAAATATAGCTTTGATACAGGACTTGTTTCAATTTTAGAGTCTGTATTGAATTTTATTAAAGAAAACAACATTTCATGGCAATTAGCATCTGCTTGTGAATCAATTGAGAATAGTAAGTCAACATACAACTATATTGCTAAGACAGGTATTGAGCAAGTAAGCAAACTTTTAGAGATGGATGAGTCACAAGTTGTTTCTTATATTAAATCAGGAGCATTAAAAGGTGTTCAATATATTCCAGAATTCAGAAATGTATGCAAACAAGTATTCAAATCTGCAATTAATGAGACTGTAGCTCCTACTTATGTTACTACAAATCCAATATCTTTTGTTTATGAGAATGAAGAAGGTGACAAATATTTTGAAATCCTTCATAAGACTTATAAGATAAATAAAGATCAAACTAAAGTTTGTGAAGCTGTATGTGACAATCCTAAGTTCAGAAACATTAATGCATTACTTGAATCATTTACAAATGACAATGAAGGAAATATGAAATATGAGTGGAAGAGTGGATTTGATGCTTGTAAAGTAACTATTTCTGAATCAAATGAAAATGATACTTACAATTTGAATTTTGAAAAGGGTAAGAACATTAATGAGAACTTTGATTCAACAGAGAAATTCAATGAGTATTGTGATACTATTTCAAGAACAATGCCTATGAATGAGAAGATGCAATTCTTGAATATTACAAGAGCAATTGGTCAAGTATTTGAGGCTATGGAACAAGTTTTCGTTATGGATTGTGCAAAGGTATTGAGAACTTCTACTGGTTCAATTTGTACCATTATTGAAGCTAAAGACAATATTACAATGTCTGTAAACAACTCATTACACTTCGGAACTTATACAAAAGATTTTGATTACATTACTGAAGCATTGAAAGAAGTTACAGCAGTTTCAGGAATTGATTTGAAATATATGTATGAAGAGAGAATCAATGAAGATGTAAAGAAACATAACCCAACTGAATATCAAGCTATTCAAGAAGAGTTAGCAGCTTCAAAGAAAATCCAAATGGATGCAAGAAAGAAAAAGATTGCAATGTTAGCAGAACAATATAAGAATGATCCTGCAATTATCGCTGTATTGAACAAAGCTGCTAGAGACTTAGCTGTATTTGAAAAAGAATGTGAATGCACAGGAAAAGAAGATTGCCAATGTGAAAAATGCAAAGGTAAAAAAGCTAAAAAAGAAGAATCAAAGGAAAGTGAAGAAAAAGGAGAATAATATATTACATATAAATATATAAATATGAAAATGTCACCCAATAAAATTGTGGTGACATTTTTTATATAAACACTATTTAATATGAGTAAATATTTTAAAAAATTCAATACACATGAACAATATGAGCAATATACACAAGAAGATATGATATTGCCAAATATATCTTATTGTGAAAATAAAAATGAAGTGCATTATAATCCTTTTGTACCTGAAACAAGACTAGTCCTTAAATATAATATTACAAGCACAAGTAGTGCAACCAAATTAACATATAATTCCACATCAGCAGCATTATTTACTGAAATGGTGATTGACGGAGTAAAACAAGACAGTGTTGTGACTAGTTATACATTTGATACAACTGGTGAACATACAGTTCATTATACTCTTGCCGACCCAACTACAATCGGCAGTAGTGCTTTCCGTGATTGTATAAATCTTATAAGTGTTACAATTCCTGATAGTGTCACTACTATTGCTACTCAGGCTTTCAATTATTGTAGGGGTCTTACAAGTGTTACAATACCAAATAGTGTGACTTCTATTGGTAGCAAGAGTTTCAGTACTTGTAGTGGTCTTACAAATGTGATAATCGGTAATGGTGTCACTTCAATAAGTAGTCAGGCTTTTGCAAGTTGTGATAGTCTTACAAGTGTTACAATTCCTGATAGTGTAACTACAATTGCTGACAGTGCTTTCAATAGTTGTAATCATCTTACAAGTATTATTATACCAAATAGTGTAACATCAATCGGTAGTTATGCTTTCGGTTATTGTAGCCGTCTTGGAAACATCACTTGTTTTGCCACAACAGCACCAACAATAACAAACAACACATTCATAACAGTCAAATCAAATGGCACATTAACTGTTCCAAGTGGCAGTACGGGATATGATGTATGGATGGGAACAGATGATTATTACCTTGGCAAGTATAGTTGGACTAAATTAGAACAATAATATTCAAATCAAATAGAATATATAATAAATAAAAGAGAGCTTTAAAGCTCTCTTTTTATTAAAACCATTTCTTATATTCTTCTTTATCTTTACATTCATCATTAGAAGCTTTATGATTCACTTCATAATTGAATAGCTTCATTTTGTTTATTTCTTTCCAATCATCATAATTCATATATCCTAAAACCGAACCTATGAATATTGAAGGACTTTCGGCATATTCATGTATCTTCTTAATAATGTCTGTAAAATCTTTATATTTGTTTGATTTGAATATTTTGTCAAGTTCTTCATATCTTTTAGCTTCAATTTCTCTATCTACTAAATCATTTGAATTCTTCCTATTTGTAGTATAAGATCTTATTTGAATAGTTATGAATTGATTTAAATGTTCCCAAGAATCATCTGAATCTCCCCATGAACTTAACTTATGATTGACACTAAAATTGTTGTCTATGCATTTAAACCATCCATGAGTAAAGCTTTTTATATAATCTAAATAATTCTGATTTTGCTCAATCCTATAAGAATTCAAAATTTTTCCAATTACTTCATCATCAGATATTATTTGATAATATAAGAATGGCAATCCTCTTTTCAAAATCAAATCAATTAACTTCTTTGACATCAATAGTCCATTTCCTCTACCATATAGGTCTAAAGGATTAGGTACAGCAGCATTAGACAATGAATACAACTCACTTGTCCATAATATCTCATCATTATCTAATTCCTGTACAAATTTGTTCATTAGCTCAATATTGATATAAGTTGATGTATTTGTTCTAAACACATAATCATATTCTCCAAAAAGTCTTTCTAAAAATTTGAATGCATAATAAGTTTTCTTGAATGTATTGTGAATGTCATCTTCACATCTCATCAACAATCTATGTTCTTCTTTTGAATACTTATGCTTTGGTATGAATTCAGATGCCGAATAAATCATATAGTCTATATTAGGATATTTTCCATCTATGACATCTTTAAGGTAAGTATTCTTAATATCTTCTTCTTGAGCCTTGAAATGTCCTAATTCACATGACATAATCAAAATTAATATCTTCTTTTCTTTCATATTTTAATCATGGGTTAATTTTTATCGTAATGTAATATAGTTTATAACTTAGAATACTTATGTATGACACGAGTCATTCTGAATGTACTACGAGCACTTTTTATTTATATTTATTAAATATTCGGAAATCCAATAAGAATCAGCCAAATCATCATTTTTCTGAATTTGCTTTAATGATGGATTCAAATTTTCAAATAACGCAATCATTGAGTCCTTTTTAGCATTACCATTTCCTGTGGCAAACTTCTTTATTTCTCCTGGAGTCAATATAAAAAGCCCACCAAGTTGGTCTTGATGAGACATAAAATAATTCAATATCCTATATCTGATAATATAAGACAATCCCGACAAATCTATCAATGACTTAGTTTGTGAAGACTGGAATGAAATTCCCTCTAATGCTATATATAACTTATCTAATTTGTTTTTGACATTGCTATTTATCAAATCTAATATCTTATCAGATATGTTTATGACATTATGTACTTTAGACAATTCAAAATCATTATTATCTAAACAATCTTTTTTGTCTTTCTTAATATAAGTTATATATTCAAAATCATTCAATAAGCAATTTACATCATTTTCTTTCTTAGTCAACTTATTAGGCTTTATTATGAAAAATTCCTTGCTTATTTTCTTATCGTCTTCAAATTTTTGTATTGTTATTCCTGTACTGTTTATTGATTGATCAATTCCTATAAAAATTTCCACACTTCTATACTATATAAATATTTGTGGATTATTATATAATATAGAAACGTGGAAATAAAAAATTCAATAAACTTTTAATCCATATTTCATAATAAATTCTATTGATGAATTCTTACATTTCTCTTTATTAAAACGATAAAGATTGTAAAAAATCATATTAAGCTTTTCTATAAACTTTTTCTGTTTTGATTTAGTCCATTTGAACTCATTAACCCAATTATTGTTTGCTTTAATAAGATCAATAATATATTCATTAGAAAAGTCATCATACTTAGCAAATCTAAACATTCCGACAATCAATGAATAAATTAAAGATTTTGTAACTTGATTGATTTCTTCATCATTGAAATCTTTATACATCAAATCATCAATAGAATAAATGTTAATCTTCATTATATGTGTAAAGTTGGTAAATTATTTGCTTATCATATACTTTAGCCGTTTCATGCTCACATTTACAACCTAATGATTTATGCCATCCACGACCCATAAATATTGCATCACATCTAAGTAATTCTTTAATGTCTTCACCCATATACCAAGCATAATCATGATCACGTTCTTTAACTATTCCATTATCGCTAAAATCTTCGATATTGATTGGACCATGAATTTCAAATTGCTCTCTCAAATCATTGTTTATATAATCAATAGCTTCTTGGTATCTTTCTTTGACTGTAGCTTCATCAATAGCTATAGGTAAACTAATATAAATTTTTTTCATTTTTCCATTTCAATAAATTCTATCATTCTTTCATAAGCTTGTTGTGGTGTATGGCCATCCCACGTATTTGACTTTTCTTTCTCTGGAATGTTGAACATATCCCAATACATATCTTCATAATGGTTTGAAATTTGACCAGTTGGCAATTCAGCCATTACGATAAACCAACCACCGCCAAAACATTTTTCACCATCTGAATGTCTTAACGATTTATGAATGTCATATTCAGGATGAGTCTTATACAATTCATTAAACCACAAAGCATTATAAATCATTCTATAATCATATAGTTCTTTAAATGTATGATATCCATCAGATACATCTTCAAAAGAATTATGCAATTGAAAATCTTCTACTTTTCCACTCTTTTCATTCTTTACAAATATTTCTATTCTTTTATTCATAATAATATATTCTTATGTTTTAATCATAATATAACCAGCTTTTATTCTTTCTTCTTTTTAAATTAATATATGATTTTCTAAACTCATATATTTCTTTAATTAAGATAGTTAATCCTGTAGACAATATTCCAAATATAATTAATTTATTACTCATCTTTTACTTCTTCTAATTTATACCATTCTACATCAGGATTTTTCAATCCCCAAAATTTGATACAATATTTTTCATCCATAGTTTCATCACCCCATAATTCAGGTTTTACTGTGTGCGGATTACCTGCTTCTTTAATTTCACATTTCCAATGCCTCATCTTTTTTTAACTAATTTTTCAGTTATATGCTTAAACAAGCAAGGTTTACCATTATATTCACCCATGATATCATAAGATACATCTGATGGATCTTCAAAAGTACCATATTCATCAATTATATAAATAGTACCTTCATATTTTTTATCTTCTATTATGAAATATACTCTATCTTTAATTTTATATTTTGGATATCCTCTCATATTTTTGCTATTGATAATATTGCATATTTTACAAACCCTTGTGTTGATGACATTGCTTGACTATAACCTAATATATCATCTATTTTCCATCCATTTGGAATTTGTATTGATAGATCTTTATTAGTAACAATTATTATTTTTTTCATTATAATTATTAATAATATTCATTTGGAATTTGCTCTACAGGATCATCAGTTCCATATACATTTCGATATTTCTGAAAATCTTTATATTTGATTTTAATAATCAATCTTTCACCTCTACGATTTTTAAGTCCTAGTTCTGTTCTAAGTACAAGTCCTTCTGCAATAAAATCTTTATTTTCAGCAATTCTTGATTTGAACCCCTTTCGAACATACTCAATAGCTTCATCAAGAGTGAAGTAACCAATAAATGGAGCAATAGGTGCACCAAGTTTATTTATAATATCATCTCTATTATTAGTAAGAAGATAAATATCATTTACCTTTACATCAAAACCAACAAAACTAACTCCATTTTTAATATAATTTTCACCAGCTTTTTGAATTTTAGCTCCATAACCTTCACCATAAATAGTATATTTAGGAATATCAATTACATCATTCCATTTATGATCTACCCATTCATTAACTGGGATAAATTCTTTCAATCCAATGGCTTCAAGTACTTTCTCTTTAGGATAATTATCTTCCATATATTTTTTAAGCATTGATGGAATTTGTGAATTATCTATTTTGCCTTTAATAGTTACATCAAAATGAACTCCAAGGATCTCATTTGTTTCCTCATATTCAATATTATTGACAGTATCAATTACATATTCAATACGAGGAGTTACTTCAATACGTATATTTGTTCCATCAATTTTCTCTTCTCCTCTCCATTTAAGACTACGAAGATATTCAAGCTCAGGTGTGACAAAACCTGCATATTGCATAATCACATTTTTATTGTCCCTCTTAAAGATCGTATTAATCTTTTGATAAGTGTTCTCACTTCTTTTTTGACGTGCCATAATTATATTTAATTTAATTGTTTAATAATTCTTTAATAGCTGGAATTGCTTCATCTTCCCAATCTTTAATATATCCATCTCCATTAATGTCAAGATAAATATAATCTCCATAACCTTCATCTCCTACTGAAAGAAACTTTGGAACATAATAATCTTGAAATTCAACAGAATCCCAAATAATATTATCATTTTCATCTAAGATTTGATAAAGTCCATCATCACAAACTTTAAACCAAGTTTCAATACAAAAATCTTTAGGCCAATTTTCTACTTTACCTGTGTCGATATCAATAGTTAAAGTCCAATAATAACCTTCATTATACCCAATATCTTTTAAAACAACAAATGGAATATTGTTTCTAAAATCTTCAGATACTTCTTTTGTATCTCCTTCTTTTGACCCGTTTCTCCATGTATTCTTATTATCTTTAGAATATTTACAGTCATTCCAATAACGAACACCTGCACTAACAAGAATTTTTTTCAAGTTAACTTCCTTTTCAATTTTAATTGTTGCTTTCATGTTATTCTTCCCAAACTGAATGTTTATTGACTAAAATTTCTGAACCATCTTCAATAAGTTCATCTTCATTAGTATAAATTGGAATACTCATAGGATTTTCCATTATATCTTCTGAATCAATTTCCTGAATTCGAATTGTAGGAATTATATAATGTTTCTTATTCATATCAATCATTTTCTCTTTTAAAATATGTTTCCCAAATCCTATCTGCTATTGCTACTGTCTCATCTTCTTCAGCATACATAAGAGCTTCCGTCAATTCAGGATGCATAGCATAATCATATTCACCCCAATTAGGATATTCTCCAGGATATTCATTATCCCATCTAATCAAATACTTAATGGCAAGCATCAAATCATCTACGCTAAATTTTGTTTTTGGCTTTTCCATGTTCATTTCTTATTAATGTTAAACAATATTTCTGGATGAAATTCGGTGACAATATCTTTATCATCAACTTTAAATGTACGCTTTGTATACTTACGTTTTTTCTTTGGAGTTTCTTTTCCAAATGATGATATTATATCATTAAGCGAATCAAAAAAATCATCAAATGTTTTCATTTTCTACAGTTTTTAAAATGTCAATAAAAAATCTAAGACTACGTTTTGTTGGCAAATGAGACGAATTGATTGCATCAATCAAAAGCTCAGCAGTTTCTTTATTAATTTCAACAGTCATAAATTAGAATTTTAATACATTTATAATATAGTTACAAATGGTAAAAATTCAATTTTATTTTTAATAAATTAAATCTTATTTATAAAGATGTCTAAATATTTGCAACAATTTGAAACATTTGATACTTTTTTAAAAAATATTCCAATAAATTTGAATATTAGCTATTTAGAAGATAGTGATACTTTTATTTTTGGTTTAATAGGATCAGATAATTTAATAATATATGAGAATGAAACAAAACTAAATAATATGACAAGCCCATATGGTGATAATGGTATTTGGTCTTCAACTTTAAAAGGTAATGATTATTTAGATAGCTATTCTATAGGAATATTGTCCCTTGAAGATAATTATAATATTCAATTTAATGCAAATATATATAAATTATATTTTAATGATCCTTATATATTGACTTACAACAGATCTATTTTGGGTGATTATCAACATAATATTGGAGAAATAGAACTTGGTAATAAAGTAACTATACAAAATTTATCAAATAATTATATATTACACAAAAGTTCACCCTATGATACAGATATATATAATTGTATAATTGATGAAAATAATCCTGATATAGATTCAAGAGATAATTGTAATGCTATTATATACACATCAACTAATACTTTAAGTACAGGATTTATTAATACAACTATTCCAAATAGTGTTGTTTCAATAGGAAATAATGCATTTGCTTATACAAATAAACTTTATATCATAACTATACCAAGTTCAGTTACATCTATAGGTACTCAATCATTTAATTATTGTAAAGATTTACATTATGTTATAATTGAGTCTACTACACCACCTACAGTAACAAATACTTCATTTGGAAATTGTGCTAATTATATGAAAATATTTGTACCTGATAATAATGTAGATACTTATAAAAATGATTCAAATTGGTCAACTTATAGTAGTAGAATTTATTCAATAAATGATATAGGAAAATTTATTTATTATTATGGTAGTAGTAAACTTCCTGAAACAACATCAAGTAAGAATTCAGGAATACATACGGGTGCATTTCCAACAATAACAAATCATTCTTATGATAGTAATAGTCAATGTGGATGTATAGAATTTGAATCATCAGTTGAAACTATAGGTGGTTATGGATTTTGGTCATGTAGTTCAATATGCACAAAAATAATATTACCACCAACTATATCTAATGTTAGTACAAACTATTCATTAGGTGCTAATAATAGTTCATTAGAATTTATTTTTACTAATCGATATTATAATTATAATTTAATAAATCAGTTAAATGATGGAAATACGAGATATCAATCTTCAATAAGAATTATTCCTGACATCCTTAATGTATCATATAATTCTAATAATGCAGCAATTCCTGAAATAGTTTTAATTCCACATAGAGTAAAAGCTATAACATCATTTAAAATTGCAAATAGAGAAGATTTATTCAAAATTAAATATATAAAAATACCAAAAGGAATAAAATATATACGCAGTTATTTTGGAACATGGTCTACACCTTATAATGGTGGTGGTGGATCTAATCAAATAACAGAATATATATGGTGTTCAGCCATTAAAAATAAAAATGGTATATATTATTTAGATGATTATGTAATAGCAGTATATAATTCTAATGTTAGTCAAATTATTATTTGGGAAGGAATACATACTATAGCAAATGAATTTATTCTTAAATGCGCTGAAAATAGTTATTTAGAAATATCTTCTACAGTAAAAAATATATGTGATAATATATTTGGTTTTTATCAAATATTAATTACTGGAAGTGGAGCTTATATTAAATATATATATACAATAAATAATATATCAAATATTGTGGTAAATTCAAATAATACCACATATGATTCACGAAATAATTGTAATGCTATAATAGAAACAGCCACAAATAAACTTATAGCGGGATGTAGAAATTCCACTATTCCTAATACTATTACTTCTATTGGTAATAATGCTTTCAGTCATTGTACTGGTATTACAAATATTATAATACCAAATAGTGTTACTTCAATTGGTGAATATGCTTTCTATATGTGTAGTGGTCTTGCAAGTGTGACAATTGGTAATAGTGTCACTACCATTGGTCAAAATGCTTTCAATGGTTGTAGCGGTCTTACAAGTGTGACAATTGAAGCTACAATACCACCAACACTTATGAGTAATGCATTTGGTAATAATGCAAGTGGTCGTAAGATATATGTACCGGCTGCAAATGTTGATACTTATAAAACAACAAATGGATGGTCATCTTATGCATCATATATAGAAGCAATACCAACATAAAAAAGGAATAACCTCAATAGTTATTCCTTTTAAAAGTATATTTATTCCAATCTGATGCATATCTAAAGGGATATTGACAATAAGAACATTGAAATATTTCTCCATCTTCATCGATGGCCTTAGATATATTTATCTCAACATTTTTATAACATTTTGGACATTTGACTATATCCATTGATTTCATTATAATATAATTTTGTTAGAATTCACTCTTCATCCTGACACTAATTCTTCCTTTCGTCAAATCATAAGGACTCATCTCAACCTTTACTCTATCTCCAAGAATAAGTTGAATATTATGAATTCTCATCTTACCGGAAATAGTGCATCTTACAACAAATCCATTATCTAATTCGACATTAAAGAAAGAACTTGGAAGTACCTCAACAATAGTTCCTTCTTGTATTAAACAATTTTGTTTACTCATCAATAATTATTTATTAAATTTTTTCAAGAATAAATATTGCACCATTACTTTCAGGTTTCCAGTCTTTTATTGACCAACCTTCACCTAAAAACTTATTTAATGCTGGGCATTCATAATAGCAATAATTATTATCTATATCTATACATTCCCAACAAAAATTTTCATTTTTTATATTAATAACCTTAATCATGTGTCTGTCTTTTTTAGTTCATTAATCAATGCATCTGCATACTCTACTGAAAATTTAGCTATTTCATCAATGTTAATATAATTAATATTAGAACATCCAAGTATTCTTGAAGTCATAACTTCTTTAGCAACTTCAAATCTTCTTTGCTCCCAATTAATTTCACCCATATAATTATAATATTGAAAATTAATAATCTTTAATTAAAAATGTAAAGAAAGAGCCGTATTAGGCTACAGCTCTTTCTGGAGTATAGTTAGGATCGATAACAATCTTTCTAACCTTATCAATATGTGCTTGTGGATTGAACTCCAACTTTGCTACATCCTCAAACATTGAGTAGCCATAACCGAAGTAGTAGCCAATTTTATCTGTTTGTGGAAGAATTGTAGTTCCGTAAGAAGCAAGGTCTACACAGTATACATAAGGACTACATACATCGTGTACATACTTCTTATATGCATCTTTTACCCAATCTCCATAGTAGTAGCTACGAGAGTTGCACTCATTATCTGAAAGAACAAATATTCTATCGTATTTTCTCTTCCACATTCTAATCATTTCAAATGCAGAACCAATAGATGTTCCTCCCCACATAGCTGCATTCTCAATTTGCTTAGCAATAGCAAATACATTGTCTGATTGACGATACTTAAACTCCTTAGCAGATGATGAGAACAAAACAACATCTCCACCGCATGCCTTAGCAATTGTAGCACCAATAAGTGCAGCTTCTGACATAGCAGTTCTGCTAATTATTTTTCTACCGTTTTTGTTATTTCCCATTGTACATGGTGAACTCATAGAACCAGAAGTATCAATCATTACACAAGTCTTTCCTCCAAGCAATACTTTCAAATTAGGAAGAGCTGTCTCATATCCATTACGAAGAGCTTGTTTGATTTGATCTCCATAAGTGCAATATGGAAATTCAGTTTCAATAGTCATATAAGCCAAATCAAGTTGATAAGGCATAATAAGACCATTACGAATCTTATCTCCATCTTGTACTAACTTACAAAGAGCATTGATTACTGACTCACGAGGATCCTTAAGCATGTTACGGATATTTCTCAAAGCTGCAAGAATTCCAAGCTTACCCTCCATAAGAAGAGACTCCCAGTTGTCATTCTTAGCCTCTGCCAATACCTTCTCAGCTTCATCCTTAGAAATTTTACCCTCCTTAACTGCCTTGGCAACCTCTTGTCCTGCATCTGATTGAGCAGCTTCCCAAGTGTCTGCAGTAACAGTAATACCTTGCATAAGGGCATCCAAAGTCTTCATCTTTTTGCCATTAACAGTAATAACTGCATTTGACAATGCTGAATTTGGGTGAACAAGATTAGCCAAGTCAATAGCTGCATCCTTGTACTTAGCAAGTTGATAAGTATCAAGAGTGATAAGAGCCTTTGCAAAACCCTTCTTCATGGCATTTGACAATGTTCCACCATTCAATGCGCTATAAGCATCCTTGATAGCCTCCATGTCATCAACACGATAAATACATCCACCTTGCTTATTCTTCTTATCCCAAAGACCATAGAATGCCTTAGCCCATGGTTGACCAGCAACGAATGGAGCTGCCAATGTAGCTGCAAGTTGGTTAATAGAACGCATACCTTCTCCACAACAACGTGAATAAACAATTGCTTGAGCAAGAAAATATGGATCCTTAAGACCAATCTTCTCAATCAAATCACGAAGCTCAACAAGAATCTCATCCTCACTTCTGTAATATTGATCTTGAATCTTGAGAGTATTAAGCATAGACAAAAGTCTAAGCTCATCAGCTACAGAATAAGCTTTGAAACCTTGACGGTTTACAGTGTCCTCATTAGGTATTGAAGCAACCTCTTGGACTCTCTCTTTTGACGCCATTACACCTAGTGCATTCTTCAATTGGGCGTTTCTGTCCTTCATCTTCATAATTTTGACTATTCTAAATGTTAATATAAATTTAAAAAGAAATTTTAATGTTTATAATGTTTGTTTTTCAAAACTCTATCATACTTTTGATGATAATATTCTCCAGAACGATAAGGATCTTTATCCATTTTCTTTATGGTGTCTTTATTGACAAGAACATATCCATCAGTTGGCTCTCTCCAGGTATCTTTCTTAACCTTTTCAGGATCTGTAATTATGTTCTCTACTTCTTCTGGATCATAATTTGACATTAATGAACGAAGATTGTTTTTTCCAGCTCGTTTAGTATTTCTACGACGAGTTTTGTAATAACTTCGATTGTCTCCTACCGCGATAGGTTGACGAACATTTTTACGATAAGTTTTACTCATTTAAATTAAGTTTAATAATTAATGGTATATTTAATATAGTTACATTAATGAAAAATTCAATAAAATAAAAATATATTTTTAATAAAATTAAGAATATTTTTTGAATGGATATTAAAGATAAAGTAAATTATATGATGATTCATAATGATAACTACGATTATCATTATGAAGACTATGATGGTCATCTTAATAATGGATTTACTAATATAATATTTAATGAATCTACAAATGAATTAATATGCTTATCTCATGTTTATAAAATAATTTATGATAAAGATAGTGGTATAAATATTGAATATAATTTTTCTAATTCAGGTAATAATGTTACAGTACTTGATTATGCCACATCAATGTTTAAACTAAATGAAGATTATGCTATAGTTTATATAGAAGTAACTACTCCTGAAGAAACATATGAAGAATCTGCATCAGTAATATACAATATAAATGATCAAATAAAAGATAATCAAGAACAACCAAATGAATGTACATTATCTTATATATTAGATGAATTAGTTCTTGACGGAGAATTAGATTATTTTGATTACAGAACAATAAAAATAAGAATAAAGACTTCTAAAATAATTCATTTTGAAGATTCATTAGTCAAACAAATATGTGTAGAAAATTGGGGTAATAATTATACTCGTGCAGAAATAACTGAATATGAGGCAGCTCAAGTAAGCTATTTTGATCAAAGATTTCAAAATACTGCAATAACAAAATTCAATGAGCTTAAGTATTTTACAGGAATAATGACATTCCAATATGAGAATTCTTCTGGTAACAATAATGGTACTGCGACTCATAATAGTTATTCAACTGGACAATTTTATAAGTGTACTAAACTAGAAGAAGTAACTTTACCAGAAATGCAAGTAAGTACATGTATATGTGGAATGTTTTTGGGTTGTAGCAAGTTGAAATTTGCAGACCTTTCTCCTCTTACTAAGAATTTTAATTTGCATGGTGCCACTTCTTCTTGTTTTAAAGGTTGTACTTCATTAGAAGAAGTGATTATGCCATCTGGTAAATATAATATTAATAATTCAACAACAAACATGTATCAAATGTTTCTAACTTGTACTTCATTAAAAAGAATAATATTCAATGGAAATGTTGATTTTGGAAAGTTAAGATATAGAACCTATGGATCAGATAATATATGTAGCAAATGTACAGAAATAATTTTTAATGGAACAGTTTCAGGTATCGGCATTTCAAATAGCGATTATCAATGTTATTATTTTTATAATTATCCTAATCTTAACAGAATATCGATGCTTAAAATCATTTCAGGAATGAATGTAAATGTAACTAACAAAATGGTATACTTTTATGATTTTGGTATAAAAACTCGACTTTACAGCGAAGATTGTCAAGAAATAATAAATAGAGGTTATACAAATTTATGGAAAATACTATATATAAATGGAATAAAATATGAGCATTGGTTAGTCAATTATAATCCGGTGCCATCAATAAGAATAGGAACAAACATAACTTTATCTAATCTTCAAAACTTTACATTCAACAATGATACAAGAGTGTTAAGCTTTCCAATAAAATGTGGAGCATTATCTATGGATTTGTCATGTCAAACTGGACAAAATTTTACAATAGGATTGTCAGGTGTAGACTTATATGATATTGCAAGAAATGTTGGAATTATATTCTATACTGAACATGCATGTACAATGGATAGTTTGATAATAGATGTTGTTGAAAATGAAGCTGGAAGTATATCTTATGTAGGTTCAAATAGTACGGTACTTTCTGTACAATTAATCAACTCATTTGGTGCAACAATGGCAAATATGGGTATGTCTGATTACGGAAGTGCTTATTCACGATTAATATATGCTCATAGTTCATCTAAATCAACAAACATCCAAACACATATTGAATTAAATGACTTTTATTGTCCTAAAGGATCATTGATACTTATACAAGATAGAACAGCTGGAGCCACCTTAAGCTATTCAATATCTACTACCCAAAATTCTTCTTTAGAAGACATATTCATTAATGGTGAATATTGGTATGTCGATTACGGTATTTGTATAGAAAAGATAATAGATACAGACATAGTACCTACATCTGACATGAGAATGAAAGCAGAATTCATATTATATAGAAATCCTTATAACAATGATCCTGATCCCAACCAAAAACATATGATTATGGGAAGTGTACAAGGAGGTAGTACTGATTCAGGATTATTTCAAATATTTGCAAGTAGTGATAAAGAATTTACTATGGCATGGGCTCATAATTCACAAACAAAAGAAACATACACAAACAGAGTTGCATCAGGAGCAGTATTAGATGGTGTTAGTCATGATATTACTATTGATAAAAATGGATTTACTATATATTGTCCCAATTATAATGGAACTGAATCTAAAACATTCTCAGGAACCATAATAGCAAATAATGCTGGCTATCATTTGTTATTATATCCTTGCATATGGTTACATAGATTAAGAATATGGGACAATATAGATTCTACACCTACGCTTATACATGAAATAGTTGGAGTAAGAAACAATCTTAATTCTAAAGAAGGATTATATGATTTGATTACTGGAAAATTCTGGACAACAAAATATGACAACTATGAAGTAAAAGTTTGATTGTCAGTAATATACATTATATTTTCTGAACTGTCATATCTTACTTTTTCCATTCCCATCGAATTGAATATTTCTCTTTGAAAATCAATCCAAACAAATCTTTGTTCTCCTATACTTGAATAGTTAGCAAAATTTGTTCGGATTATTTTTTGCTCACTATCTAACTCATTTTCAATATCAATATATCTTAAGCATTCTTCATAGAACTTAATCAAATCTTCTCTATATCCTATACAACATCCTGCATTGAAATAAACCATCCAATCATCCATCAATTCTCTATTAGGAATGAAATCTATTTCTTCTTCAGGATAGTTATTGTAAGTAGAATTGAACAATATTCTATAAGATTGGCTAGTAAATTTGTCAACTATTTTGTTGAATGAGCTAATTACTACATCATAAGCATCTAACATCAATACAATATCTGTATTCACTTTATTTTTCAATGCATCAATAAAGTAAATTATCTTATTTGGCATATACCAATTTTTATTGTAGTCATAATCATCAGGTAATGCATTTGTATAAGGAACTTTATTGTTTTCTAATTGTTGAGCTAATATTGCTTTATCTTTATCTGTAAAAACTGTCAATATTGAAAGCCTATTATCTAACTTACATAATTTAGCTTTTTCAAATATTGTCTTTACAGTCTTAGGCAATATATGCACATTCTTTCCTTGAAAATGAAGGACATTCACTTCATTATCATACTTATTCAACGTTTTGAATTTTCTCATACTATCTTAATTCTGTTTTGGAGTTCTTCTGAATATTGATGTTTTGTGCTTTGATATAGTCCTTGAAAACATGCATCTAATATATAAGTCACACACCAATCACCATCGTATCTTACTCCCCTACCTATGCCTTGTATTATCTCATTGGAAGTATGTGTATTATACCAAAGTGGGAACAATTTGTTTCTTGCATTTACTAATTTGTCCGCTAATGATGGATAAGGTACTTTAAGAATGATAATGAATCTGCAATTGTCTCCTGGTAAGTCTACTCCCGTATTCAATGTAGGACCTACTAATACTGTATCTTCTGATAATTGATGAATTTTGACCATTGATACCTTTTCTCTTGATCCATTATATACTAATAAACGTTGCTTTATTTCATAGGGAGCATCATCATACAATCTTTTGGCAAACTCATAAGAACCTGTCTGAATCATTCCTCGTTGATCTTTGAATTTTGTCTTCAATATAGAATATATTACTGTTTTAAGATGTTTGAATGATATTTCTCTTTCTCTCCAAGACATTTTGAATTTATTGAAGAAAAATATTGGAGATTCTGTGAAGTCAAAAGTAGAAGGTATGACTTCCATGAATGACTCATCTACTACAGCATTCTCATGATTCCATGCGTCTTTTTTCTCATATTGGAATCCCATTCTTTCATCATATGCCTCTTTAGTTCCTACTGTAGCAGATACCATAACTTTATATTGAGCTCTTTGTAAGAAAAAGTACCAAGTAATGAAATCCTCTTTAGTACATTTGAATGCAACAGAAATATGTTTGTCATCATTGGCTATAGTAATGTCTTTCAATAGATATTCATTTCCTGTAGTGTTTATAGCATTAACAAAATCATGCCATTGACACATATGATTCTCATACCAAGAAACTAATTTGAACATCTTGATATCATCTTTAGTAATATTTTCTTTATTGTTTTTCTTTTCAATTATCCTACTTTTTATAAGCTCACATTGAATGCTATAAGATTCTAATATTTTAAGATATTTGTCTGCACATTCCATATCTTCATCTTTTCGAGATTCTGGACATGTCCAAATTTTCCAAAATGATACTAATTCTTCTTTCAACTCATTAAATGACTTATATTTAGCTCTAATTCCTGTAGCCAATTCGTCTTTTACATCTAAGTCATCAAATAAGGTGGGTTGGTATTCTGTACTTCCATTGTAAAGATGCTCTAATTTTTCCCAATGATCTTCAACAATTGTAGGAGAGTATTGGAGTTGTACTATTTCAGGTATGTTATGACACTCGTCACAAAACAATACATCATGAGGTGCAAAAATAGGACAACCTTTTGAGTCTTGGTTGTAATTTGGATTATTCATTATAAATAGGAATAATTGGTATGTCATAATGCATACCTTAGCCTTTATAGCTTTCTTTCGTGCTCGTACATAAGGACATGAGTATGCACATTCATAACCATACTTCTCAATAGTTGCAGGATTGAACATAGCTGCCCACGAAAGACCCGCCATCTTGCAATCAGCATTCTTCATATCTTCTCCATTAAGCTTACAAACATAGTTTCCAGTTTGTCCCTTAATAGAAGCTATTCCTGTCTTCTTATGTTTCTTCAAAAAATTCTCATATTGTTCCCATAGAAAAAGATCAGAACATAATATATAAGATGTCATATCAAAATATTCTGCAAGCACTCCAGCAGATATGATATTTATCAATGATTTTCCAGATCCTGTAGGCGCCTCAACAATATAATTTTGATATTTATGATCTAATATGTTCTTAATAATTCTTATAATGCACTCTAATTGGTATTTTCTAAACTTAAAATCACTTCCTATCTTTACAGACACCCATTCATTTACAATTTCTTCTAAATATTCATTCGTATATTCCATCATAATAAGTTAAATAGTTATTATGTATAAGATAGTAACTAAATGATTAAATTACAACGAAATGATTATTAAAATTAATATGACACAAATTACTCGTCTTAAACTCGAATCCATTTTTAATATAGTTTATAACTAAGAATATTCGAGTTTAAGACGAGTAATTCTGAAGGTATGTGTGATGACTTATTTCTTTTTCGGAAGAAGATATACTACATCTACCTTCTTATTTCCACTGTCCCAGGAGTCCCAGTACTCTCCATCTTTTACGGTTACCTGATGTCCCCTAACGTGAAGGATGAATGTTCCGTAAGGATGAGACATTGCGAACTCATTGACAGTGATGCGGTCTTTAGCTTTTACCGTCTTCTTATTGTATTTCTCATCGATGGTGCAGTGGAACTCCTCAGTAAGAACCTTCTCCGCAACATACTGAATCATGCTTGAATTTTCCTTTGCTACTCGAGAAGCGATATCAAAAGCCTTGTCCCAATCAATATTGAATGCTGCGCAATAGGAACGAAGAGTACAGTCTCCAATGTTACGTGACTTAGGATTTGGATTGTATTTGTGCCAACGATGATTGCCGTTCATCAACTTTGAATACCACCAGTTGTTTCCTACTACGAAGGCATTCATCTCATTGAAGTCTTCTCCAAACTTCTTCTCAGGTGTGCCATCTTCGAAATAGATAGTCATTTCTCCTCCTTTGATGACCAAGGTGGCCTTGTTCTCGAAGTCATAGTTTACAAGAGAGAATGAAGAGTCCTCTGAAAGATCGATTACGTGGTTGATTACGAAAGTTTTCTCTTTTTCCATAATTTGAAATATTTTAAAGATTTATCAATTACAAATTTAATATAGTAATAATCGAGAAAAATTCAATAAATTAAGTTATTTTTAAATATAATATGATATGATAAAGAAATGAGAAATTTAAATAATTTTATTATAGAAAGACTTAAACTGAATAAAGATACAAAAATACGACAAAGTTTTAGTGAAGAATATTGCATAGTAGTTCCATTTGAACTTAAGTGGTCTGTTTTTTGTCAAAAATATGAACAATGGTCAATTTGTGGCCATGGAGATTTCAACTTTTTCATTATACCAATAAAAGATGTTATTGAAAAAACTATTGAACTTAAAAAATATAATGAATCTGTAGAAATCTATAAAATACCTAATAAATATGATAGTTTTGAAGAACTTAAAACAGATCATAAAAATAAAAAATTTCGTATCCAAGGTGGAAATTTAGAAAATTTAAAAATATGAATAGAGATGGATATGTTTACTTATTATGTGATGGTGAGAAATTCAAAATAGGAATGACTCGTCAATCAAAAATAGAAAAAAGGATATTAGAATTGCAGACAGGTAATCCTAATGAGATATGGTTGCATTCTTATTATAAGACAAAATATCCTAATAAAATAGAAAAGATGATGCACAGTAGACATGCATCATCTAATGTAAAAAATGAATGGTTTGATATGACAGTTACGGAAGTATTGAATTTTAAGAATGAATGTGCTAAATGTGAAAAAATATTGGATTCAATACAAGAAAACCCATTCATTTAATAACTTATTTATTGACAGAATTTATTTCCGATATTGAGTTCTTAATGAACTTTTGTTTTCCTATGAAATCTTTTAAAGTAAAACAATTACAATATGACATACAAGACTGTAAATAACTTATCATATTTTTTGTCCATCTTTTTAATGTAAATTCAATAGGAAGATATTTTGTAATTCCTTCAGCAGTTTTTGTTTTCTCACCGTTTATTGATTTTTGGCCATCTGCAGAAGCCATTCCAAAAAACTTTACAGTACATTTTCCTAAGTATTGTTCATTTCTTAGATTACGACATCCATTTTCTGTGTAATAATCTTTGGTTCCTCCTGGTGGTGTATTTGCTATTATAGTATTTATAGCTTCTTCAGTATAATAACCAAAAACTCCACCATTTTCCATTCTTAAAGATTTGAAATCATTTATATTAAAAATAGTATGTTTGCCATCATATTTTTCTCCAGCAGACTCTAAACATTGTGCAAACAAACTTCCAATCATTACATAATTAGCACCTAAGCCTAATGCTATATTCACATGATTATAATTTCTAATTCCTCCATCTGCGATAATCTTTGGCGCACAAGAATGCTTAAGTTTTATTTTATAGCATTCTTCAATTAATGATGCTTGTGGGTAATGTGTGCTCACATTAGATGTAGTGATGCAACCGAAACCCCCACCAATGCCTACACGAATATAATCAACAGCAATGTATTTTGATTCAAAATTAAAATTACATATCCATTCATATGTAGCTGGATTAGCAATATTTCCTGTCATAATTGTAAGATCATACTTGTAATTATCATAACAGATTATTTTTGCTTCTTCACAAGCCTCATATAATGATATCATATGACCATTAGCAATATCTACACATATACTATATTGAACATTAAAAAGTCTTTGATGAGCATGCTCAATAAATAAATCTTTAAATTCGTTTAATGATAAAGCAACCCAAATGCCTTTATTCATTAATCTTATTCTTCTATCTAAATCAATATTTCTTGGGATGATAGGTGTTATTCCATTTTCTATAAAAACTTCATAATTCTTATCTGATACTACAGAAGCCATAGGAGCTGTAAATATTGGAAGTCTTTCATCAACAGTAAAAGGATTACATTGACTTCTTGACTCTACATATGAAATTTTGGCTGGAATAATTGTTAAATCATTATATGCATAACCTTCTTTTTCTAAAATCATAATATTATTTTTAATAAAATTATAAATTTAATATAGAAACATTTCATGAAAAATTTAACTCTATTTATTGCAGAGCGGCTTAAATTGGATAAAGATACTAAAATAAAAGAAAATAATGATGTATTAAATTCTATATTAGCTCATTTTGAATTTGATGAATTATTAAACGCAAGTTCAACTTATTTACGAAAAGAACCATTTTTAACTAAAGAAGAAGGTGAAGAAATAAAATCTAAACTTTTAGAATTCATAATAGATAATAATATAGTAGATGTTAAAAAATTGAAATATTGTACTAATAGAGGAAGAAAGTTTAAAGATAAGAAAATCAATAAAGATTATAAAAAAGATAATGCATATTGGTCGGCCCTCGATCTTAAATTATATAAAGATAAAGATGCTATTGAAATTTATAAGAAAAATGGATTAACTTTTAAAGTTAGTTCAGAAGTCAAATTGATAGCTATGTATGGGCCTTATGGTGGTGTAAAAATATGTGAATTTTAATAATGAAAACATTAAATAATTTTATAGTTGAACGTCTTAAAATCAATAAAGATACTAAAATATTTAAAATTAGTTTAACTGATGGAGAATTACAAAACTTATATGATGTTTTAGAAGATTTTTATAATTATGCATATAGTGATCTTTTTAACAAACAAAGTGATAGAGATGAAGCTATGAAATGCTGGAAAAATAGAAAACCTTATGGTTTTTTAGAAGATGCAAAAACATTTGATGAGGACTTTAGAAATATTATTTCATTTATAGTAGAATATGCTGATGATTATAGTTTAATGAAATCTTTAAGAGATACAGATAAAATAATGACTTGTAAACAAATAGAAGATATAAAAAATTATTTTATAGATTTAATATGAAGAATTTAAATGATTTTATATTGGAACGTCTAAAATTAGATAGAAGTACTAAAATTACTAAAACATCAAGTTCATATAATGCAGAAGACTTTCCAGTAAAAACACGAAAGAACAGTGGTGAAAAATTTCAATGGTTTCAATGGTGGGAATATGTATTAGATAATGGACCAATAAGTAAATCTGACTTATTGATTAAATTTGGTAAAGAACCAACAAGTTATTCTACAGTATTTGCTGATTTATCAAAAAAGAATATTATAGTTCCTCAAAAAAGAAAATTAGTATCAATGCCACCAGAAAAATGGATTATAAAATAAAACATAAAATTTTATATATAGAGTGTTTACCAAATAAATTAATTTTTATAATTTGATAGTTAAACCAAGATCAGATTGCAATAAGCATATAATCAGGCGTGAACATTATGCCCGAAAGGATGGCCAATGGAAGCCAAAGAAACAATTTGATTCACAAGAAGAATCAGATCAATGGATAAAAAAATATAAACTTTATGGTTATTCTTCATATGTTTGTAAAGTATGTGGGAAATGGCATATAGGAATGAAAAAGAAAGAATGAGAAATTTAAATCAATTTATTATAGAACGACTTAAACTTAATAAAAACTCTAGAGTTAAAGATATATTAAGACCAAAGGATTTTTTTGAATTTCAAGAAATAATTGGTAATAAGCTTAAAAATTTAGGTGACAATAAAGAATATTTAGATTTAAAAGATTTAGATATATCTGACTATAAAGGTTCGGGAAAACAAGATGAACGTTTTGATAGGATTTTGAAAAAATTTTTATCTTCATATAATACAAAATATGATTATAATATAAAATATATTGATGTTACAGGATGGGATTTGACTCATATAGATTCTGTAGCAGGACTTTTTCATGCACTCCAAGATATTGAAGAAATTATAGGTATTGATGATTGGGATATGTCTAATGTAGAACATATTGAATGGATATTTTCCGATTGTGTTAAATTAAAAAATATAGGTAATTTAGGAAAATGGAAATTCAATAATTTAAAAAGAGCACAAGGATTTATTTATGGATGTCAACATTTGAAAACTATAGGTGACATATCTAAATGGGATATGTCTAATGTAGATTTTTTAGCTAATATGTTTGCTCATTGTTATGATTTACAAGATGTTGGCGAAATAGCTAATTGGGATTTATCATCTTGTATATCTTATAGAAGTATATTTTATTATACCATTAATTTAAGAAATGTAGGAGATCTTACAAAATGGAATAAATATATAAAATCAAATATTCAAAATATAAAAAACAGATATAATGGATATTTGGATGATGGATTTGAAGAAATATTTGATAATTCTGCTGTAGAATATAACTATGAATTAATAATAACTGAAAAAACCGCAAAAATAAAAAAATTAGTATAATGAGAAATTTAAATCAGTTTATTGTTGAAAGACTTAAAATTAATAAAGATACTAAAGTCAATCCGTATGAGTTTTCTGATGAAGAATTAATGAAAGATTATAATGAAATATCATATGCTTATACTAAAGCAGAAAAAATGCCTATAGCTAAAAAGTATGGTATTACAACAATAAGAATAAAAGATATTCAACAAGCTATTTTAATAAAACTTAGAGATAATCGTCATATTAAAAAAGATTTTACAGAAGATGATGTTCGTAATTTTTTCAGATTAGATGTTCCAGAAAGATATAATAGAATGAAAGAATATTTAGATCAAGAATCAACAGAATTTATAGAATATTTATTAGAACATCTTAAAGAAAAAGCCAAGAAAATACGATATCCATATTTGAGTTATGCAGATAAAACATTATTGAATAGAATTAAAAATATTGAGAAATATTTAAATGAAAAATAGATAGTTGATTACCAACTATCTATATTTGTTATATTATATATGAAATCTTCTACATAAATATCAAAAATCCATCCTAATCCTGTACCAGTTATTTTTATTGTTAATGGTTGTTTATATTCATTATAGATTTCCATAAATCTGTAAAATTCTATTTTATCAAATTTAGGATAATGAAATTTCTTGTTAGTTATTTCTACTGATGAATTTATGCATTTATCCTTTTCTTCACAATCTAAACATTGTACATATTCAAAATTACATCTTGGAAGCATTAGTTCTTCTTGGTTGTAATTTATCTTATAAACTAATTCAAATCCACCTCCAATTGTTCCGAATTTATTCATTCCATTTTCTTTTCTAACACATGAGCTATGTTTTTTCTCAAAATTCGATATTTGTTGAAGTTGTAATGAATCAAGTTTGAACAATTTATATGCATACTTATCCCAGAAAAATTCAGTTATTCTATCTCTTAATTGATTGATTGTCTTAATATTTATGTAATCATATTTCTCTCCAATATGTCTTGAAAAATTAAGTACTTCACCATTTTTATCTATTAAATACTCTTGAGCTAAATACTCATAATTATTTATATTACTGAAAAAATTTCCTGCGTTTCTTGTGTTGTCAATAATTATTGTTTTCATAACTTCTTTACATTTTTAGTTTTTTCATCCAATTCATATCCTGCCTTTTTCATTCCTTTAAATAACATTTGTCGTTCTTCATTTGATGATAAATGATAGTCTTTTTTATCATAATCATCAACAAACCCCATACTGGCGCTAGAACCATCATTATAATAAATATCTTTTTTACTATCATAATATCCTATATATCTAACTAATTTACCATAAGGTTGCCTATCTTCAAACTTATCAAATATGAATATCAATAAATGATTTTTATCATTTATATAATACGTTGTTATGATATCACCCTTTTTAGCATCTTTAATTGAGTATGAAGACAATTTAGAATTTTTATTTAGTTTTAGACGTTCATTTACAAATTCATTGATTTTTTTCATAGATTATTTCATTAATTTATAATTAAAAATAATTCCTAAAATGGCACCTCGTTGCCAAATAAATCTAACTTATTGTCATTATTGTTTTCTTCATTCTCATCATTCTCATTTTCTATGCTAAATATGTCATCTTTAAGTTTGTTTGTATTCTTTTGCTTAATCATAAATCTGTTATTTGAATTATCCTTTTCACTGTAATCATAATAATCAAATTCCTTATGTACAATATTTGGCAATTCACTAATGATATCTTCTAATTTGACCTTTGATGTATGCTCAAAATCTTTGAGTTCTTCTTCTACGTCATCTTTATTATTATCTTTTATATTATTTTCATCTATTAATTGTTCTAAGAAGAATGTCTTTGTATTTATATCACCATAAATATTGATTACATCCAATTTTGATTCCCATAATAACTCAAATGGCTTAATGTTTATTTTTCCATTTTTTGGCCTACTTTCAACAATTATTATTTTCCAATAATCTTGAATTATGTCAAATATCTTAGAAGCATATTCAATATCATCAATAACAACATCTTTAATAGAATTGCAATATTTACATGACCATTCTGCCAAAAACATATCAATATCTCCTCGAGTTGTTTCAGGATTTTCTTGTGCCCAATTCTTACAATCATATAAGAATCTCATTATTGGAAAATCCAAACGTTTTTTCTTTCTGTTATTTTCAATATTGACAAACATTCTTATTCTGTTAAGTTTTGAAAAATTCAAACGATTAGATTTCAAATCAATACAATAATCATAGATTTCTCGAATTCTGTCACAATCATATGTTTTGTAAAGACTTAATATTATTGGTACATGTTTTTCAAGAATCTCAATATCATCAACATATAAGTCATTTTCTTCTCTTATTCTCTTATTGTCTTCATCAGTATCTTTATATATTGAATAATTTCCTTTCAATAATTCTCTATATAAGTCAATATTTCCATCAGATACATGACTAAGAAGTTTTCTAACTTTTATAGTATCTTCATTGAATTTAACATTTCGACAAGCCTTCATGAATTCTTCTAATTCTTCAACTTTATCTTCAGGAGTTTCTTTATCACTTTTCGATATTTTGACATCATATCCATAATATTTGATTCCATTAATCATAACATTCAATTGTTTAGAATATTCAGAATATCTTTCTTCAAATACCTTCAATTTATAAGTAGTCTCATCAATATAATATTTGCAATCATTCTCATCATATTTAAGATATTTGTTTGTACTAAGTAATGAGCTTATAATTGGATTATATTTTGATTCTTCATAGTTTCTTTCTAACATATCATTACAAGTCTTAACTAAATCTCTTGCTGTCATCAAATCATTTTGACTAAAACTTAAGTCAAGTGGTTTAATATAATCATAATTCAATGGTAATCCATTTTTATCGAATAATGGTAAATATATCTTAATATGTAAATTATTGTTTCTAATCCTATTTGCGAATTGTTCAATATCTTGAGGAATCCAAGTCTCATTGAAATATATTACAAAATCATAAGGATCACAAATATCTACTCCTACACTTAAATAAGTTGAACAAAATATTATATCATTATTTCCAATTGTCTTATTTATGTTTATATTATCCATTGACTCTTCACCATATTGTGATTTCTTATAATAGAATTTTTTCAGTTCTCTTGGAAATTCCATTTCATTCAATATTTTTTGAATCATTCCGGTTATTTGCTCATAATATAATATTCCGCGATTTGTTGGAAATAATATTTTTTTACCTTCTTTTATATTTTGTGCCATATCTACACACATGTCTCTAATTTGTTCTGTAGATGATGGTACTAAATTGATTATGCATTCTTTAACTCTTAAGTCTTCCTTTTTCACTTTAATATGTTTGATATTTGGAAAGAATAGCATTTCTCCTGTTGGTGTTCCACTCATCATAATTATCTTAGCTTTACAATTTGCTAAACGTTGAATACATGGTCCCATAACTTCTCGATAAGATGATGTAAACAATAAATGAGACTCATCTATAACTATATATTTGAAATTTGCGGCATCCAACTCATAAACATTCAAATGAGAAAACTTATCAATAGTCATAGACATATTTTGATTTCCCATAATGTCACTTAATGTAGGTTTTTTATTTCCATAAAAATACAACCAATCTTTTGTTACACTTGATGCTTCAACTTTAGCTTTAATAGTTGATGTGAATGGTAATATAAGTAATGTTTTGTCTTTTAGAGACTTAATCATTTCTGTCTTACCATATCCTGCACCTGCCTCTAATAGAGTTATATGATCCAAATTTTTCACAATTTCATCTTTTATGTCACTAAGATATTGATCTTTAGTAATTGTCAATATTGTTTGATTTGTTTTATCATTCAATATTTTTATTGGATCAATTTTATTGTCTAAATTTTTTATCTCATTTTCTATTTGAGTTAAGTTGACATTATCAATATCTTTCTTAATCTTTATATTGAATCCATGTTGGTTATTAAGCTCATTGATAGCCCAAGTTGTCATTGGTTTATGATGTATTGCTGCAGTCTTTATATCTCCTTTCAATTCCCTCATAGATACATCTTTACATATACTGCATATTATCTTAAATGCTTTTTGTTCACCAAATAATGATGTAAGAGTATTAGCCAATTGCCATCTATGGAAGTGTTTGTAGTGTTTGCTACCTTTTGACTTACTTAAATCATAATTTATGTCTTTATCAATATTTTCTAATTCAATATTTGTACTATCATTGAAGTCATCATTACTAAACCAATCCAATTTACTAAATATGTTTTTCAAATCAGGATGAGATATCCAATTTATTGACTCAACACCATTGTTCAAAGCTGACTCAAAGTTGATATCTAATCTTAAATCATTGAAATTAGTTGAAAGATAAGCATTGTCTGAAGATATGAATATACCCTGTTGAGGTTTACCTACAGCCATATCCATATAATTGTATATAGATTCTTTGTTATATCCATATTTGTCACAATATTTCAATAACATAATATATACATAAGAATACTTATGCCTAAAATTGCATAGATATTCAATTCTTCTGTTCTCATATTTCACAGTTATTGGAGTTATCTTTGTCCAAACATGAAGAGATTTCTTAGATGCTGACCTACATATTCCTAAGAACCAATGAAATTTTGACAAATCATTAAACAAATCATCTTTCAACTCATTAGATATGTTCTCATCTTTTATATCCAAGTCAATAATTTGAAGACCATTCCACATTTGATAAGCTATATCTCCAATTGGACGATTATTTGATGAAGTTGGAAATACCATATTACGATGAATCTTATCTATTTTTGAATAATCCTCATCATACATTAAATCATAAATTTCTTTCCAATTGAATATTCTACCAACTTTATCATATATAGAATTTACAACCAAACATTCTATCAATTGTAGTTGATCATTATAGAATTCTTGTTGTTCTTCTTTAGAACATTTATCAAATAATATGTTTGAATATTTGTTTAAGTTTGAATTATAATCTATATTTATGTTTTCTTTAGAAATACAACTAAATGATTCTAAAATTTCAGATAATGACTTATTCTTAGTATTATCATATAAGCTATTTATTTTCTTTATACCGTTATTCAAAACTGTCATTAAAAATATAATTAATTAAATATAGTTAACTATTTGACAAAGATTCCTATTAAAAATATTTTTTATTTCGATTATTTTTTATGATTTTATTGAATTTTTTCATTTAATAACTATATTATATATGTAATTAATTTATATATGTTAAACTTTTAATGGTCTCTAAAATATGTTAATCCGTAACAAATCAGATCCCAGGCATTAAGGATTATTAATTAAATTTTTAGATGAATATAGCTTAATGTTTAACCTTTTAAAACCGCGGAGATTATGGTAATTCGCAACAAATCAGATCCCAAATACTAAGAATTATTATTTAAATTTTTAGATGAATATAGCTTAATGTTTAACCTTTTAAAACCGCGGAGATTATGGTAATTCGCAACAAATCAGATCCCAATTAAACATAATAATTTTTTATAATTCAATATTAATATTTATTTTACAAGGAGCTCACTAAGGGCTCCTTTTTATTTTTATATAAAATATAGTTATTTATATAAATGCCTTGCAATACAATTAATCAAAAAATAAATAACATTAATATTGATGAAACTCAAAACAATTCTTCTCAATCAATGGAAGAATTTTTGAAACTAAAACAACAACAAGAAGATCAAGTTGACTATCAATTCATACAAAGAATAATTCAAGAATTGACACAATCATGTGCATTACCTCTTCCAATTCCTGCAGCTTCAATTCCACCATTGATTATTCAGGCTGCTCAATGGTTTTGGGCTAATGATGATAGAATGATTAATGAAAGATATTTTGTAGTTCGTAATAAAGATTTTTGTAGGAAATGCAGTAATACAATTATCAAATTACCACCTCAAATTCTTAGTGTATTTGGAGTATATAAAGTTCATCCTAATTATTATTATGGAGCAATGGGAGATTTTTCACTTGAACGTATGGTAATTAATAATACTGTTTTAGCTTCTGGCGCAGGTGGATCATTATCAGATACTTATGGAATGGGAACAGGATATAACCTTACCGATATGATGGCAGGGCTCTATGAAATACAAACTTTTAAAGCTATGTTTGATGTTCCTTTGACATTCAATTACAATGAATTTTCAAATGAGTTAGTAATACTTGGACAGTTAGGAGTTTCTGATGTAGTATTACAAACATTTACAAGATGTAAAATTCAAGATATGTATAAAGATTATTATTTCTTTAGACTTTGTGTATGTTTTGGATTAAGAAGTATGGCTACTATTATGGGTGCTTTTGAGTTTAGATTACCCGGTGGTACTACAATAAACTATTCTACATTTAGAGAAATGGCTGAAACTGAAATAGATAAGATAGAAGAATGGGTAGTTAAAAATCATTCTACTGACTATTTCTTCAATTCGAATACAATTTAAAATTGAAGAAGAATTTCATAATTTCTTCAATTCTAATACAATTTAAGAAACAATTTTATTATTTCTTCAATTCAAATACAATTTAAAGAAAAAAGGAGATACTTAAGTATCTCCTTTATTCATTAATGAATATGTATGGTATAGATTCCCAATCAGCATCTTTGACAAATACATGACATACCCCAAACATATGGATATCCCATAAAGTTGTATTAGATGATGGACTAGGTGTAGAAGTAAAGAATGTATTTCCATTTCCACTAAGTAAATCAGATTTACAATAAGGTTTATATTCATCGTGACTGGTAAGCTCAAGGAATATATCTGAGTATTTCTTAAAGTTAAACATCATAAATAATACATTAGGAACAGATGGTATAAACCAATCTCCTTGATTAGTTGACACTGTATGATATCTCCATGCACAAGCTACAGCTGGTGAGAATTTTTTATCTTTAGGATTTGGCATTGGATGATCACTACTATATTGTTCTGTACGCCAATTTGGATATAGATTCTCATCAAAATTATCAATAATTATTCTATTATTTTCTAATCCATTCCAATTAGATAATGCACAATTATTATCAAACATATTTGTATTGAATGTATCATCATCATTTAATATATTTATACAACAATTATTACGTACTGATGGGTCTCTTGTCCACATTCTATTATTTGGTGCTGGCCATCTTGGAGTTCCATCTGAATTACACCAAGGTCTAGGAGAACCATTATCATATAATGCTATATCTGTTTGAGGACATAAATGAGTTGAAGAACTTGTACCAGTTTCATTATAAAAACATATTTTAGTATATCCAGGTAATCCATCAATATAATGTCCTGACATACCAAAATATGGACGTTCATTTATAGTTTCAGCGCCTATTTCTGTTCTTCCATGATCAGGATTAAATAATGATAATCTAGTAAGACCCATATATAATGCAGGAGAGCCTTCTTCAAAATAATTTGCATTGACTACTTTAATACCAATTGGATGATATCCTATAGATGGATCTAATATATTAGTAGTATATATTCTTTCTCCATTATTATTTTCATACATTATCTTAAAGTCACTTATAACAGTATTTATATTATAACTTTCTTTAGGTATAACATATTCTTTTATTTTAGGATAATATATGCTTTCAATATTATTGTTTATTTTATAAATAGCTTTTGTCTCATATTGATAACCATCTAATCCACTTATTGTATAATTAAGTCTTACATCATAATAACCAGGATCATAAAAACCATCCATATTGTTATTGTTTATTATTGCCAAATTAGTATTTTGATATACATTCAAATTATATTTTGTATCATATATCTTGCTAATTTCCCATTTAGTATTCAAATCTATATTGAATTGCAAATCATTATTATATACCCCAACTACAACTAAGTCATTCTTATTGAAATGATTGAGTCCATTTGTAGGAATTACATTCATTCTGTTAACTAAAAATTTTTGAGTATTATAACCAGTATATCTTATTTTATAGTTATCAAATACATATTCTGTTTTTTGTAATTCTAATAAAGAATCATCATTATAATTTCCTATAGGATATCTTGATATGAATACAATATACCAATAAGGTATCTTTCCATCTTCAGTTATATTTGGATTGTCATGCATCAAATAAGCATCATATTGTACCGCTTCTTCAATTATACCTTTGAAATTAGTATTTTCAAATAAATCATCATATAATTCCTGATTGAATGGATTTCCATCATATTGAACCTTTTGATTAGTTGACTTATCATATAGTTCAAATAAATGAATCTTATTGAAGTAATTCTTATTATAAGGAATTTGAATTTTGTTCTTATAATATCTCAAATAGAATTCTTGCATTCTTCTATTTGTATTATCATTGTCTTCATCATTCTTATCTTTAATATCTGCCAGTTTCTCAATAAATGTCAATACATTATCTGTATCTTTATCATAGAATAATGTATCAATTGATACCAAATTAGGTTGATACATAAATGAGTTGAATATTAAATTAGGATGTTGTTGAGATAATTGTTTGAACATAGATATCTCATCCTTCAAATAATATTGGTATTTCAATTTACCAAATTCGAGATATATGCTTGGTACATTTATAGTAAAGTCATAATAGAACCACTTATTATTTACAAATACAGATAATCTATACTCACAATTAAGCCAATCCATTTTACTAAGATTGTTTTTCTTATTAAGATATCTTGGCAATATGATATAATTATTGAAATAGTTTTCTGGTGTTTGATAGAAAATAAAGTCATTATCTTCTACCAAAATATGACTTTCTATATCATACCTATCTTTTTTATCAACATATATACATTTTCCATTATAATCAACATAATTTCTTTTTATGTTTTCATAATAGATATTATTTTCTAATGTAAAGTCATCTATGAATTGATTGTAGAATTTATCTTTATATTTGTATTTTCCATCTATATATATGTATTTTCCCGTGTCTGATTGAGTTCTTTTTATACATGATAATATCAATTTACATTTAAACAATCCTGATGATATTTTAGTATAACGGTTATATAATATTTCATTTGTTTCTATATCTTTGAATGCATATATTGTCTTATCATATTTAGATACTCTAAAATGTGTTGCTAATTTTAGATCATTTGTTTCTTCTAATGATATTGTATTATTATCTAATTTACTACTAAATAATTTATATATCTTCATATATTCACCATAAGAAGTCTTTATATAATTTCCATATTCATATTCAGAATATAATGAGTTATTGTCAATTATTCTTATAGGAATATAAATACAGTTCTCATTAATTAAATACAAGTCTTCATTAGAATAATTTTCATTATAATTTGAAAATTCATTAAAGTTTGAATCAATATAATGTTGAGACTTATAAAATAGAAGTTTATTATAAGATGGAAATTCTACTCGTATATTGTCATTTGTCACAAATATTGGAGTAGCAGTATTCAATATCATAGGATTAGATGTCAACTTAATTGTGTTAGCATAAACTTTATAGTTTATAGATGCTCGTTTTATCTTAATATGAATTGGTAAGAAATAAGTTTGCCAATAATATTTAAGGGCATCTAATTTAAGCGCCATTTCAGTAAATATGAATCTATAATAAGGTTTATAGAATGATATGTCATCATGAACAACTTCTACATTTTTCTTAAATAAATCTTCTAATATAGGTTTTCCTTCACCTATTAATTGATTAGAATAATTTTGATCATATTTTTCTCCTGTCTCAATATTGCCATTCATTGTTAAGGAAATAAGATTTGTAGTATTAAAATATTTGAAGGTAGATTTCATATCATTCTCAACATTGAAATAATCTAATACATATTGGTCAAATATGTCATTATCTGTTTTCAATAATTTGCTAATTGTTAAATGATTATGCCATCCAAACCATTTAAGTGAATTTATTACTGATTTGAAATTTCCACATTCTCCTTTTATTGACATATAATTCATTAATAGCTCTTTCATTTTTTGTTTTAAAAGTTCTTCATTAGGATATAAAGATTCAAAAGAACTATCATAGAATGCTCTTAATATGTCTTTAGGTAAATTAATACCCATATTTTTTCCATTAATTATAAGTGGTTCACATTCATCAACAAAAGTGCAACCAACAGTAATAGGTGTATATTTTGTTTTATATACATATTCTTCTATTTCAATTGTATCATTAGTTAATTGACTTATTATAGAATTATCTACATCAAACCAAATATCTCTTATCGCATCATTATACAAATATTGAGTTGGTTTAAGTTCTAAACTATAACCACCATTTTCATCTCTTGGAAAAATTTCATGATTTCTGTATTGACTAAATTCTGTCGATTTAAAGTCATATTCTATTCCATCATATTCATATCTTGTAAATGTTGTTTCACCGTCCTTTTGATTACCGCTTTCATTTATAATTTTATGTTTTTCTGTAAAAAATTTACCACCATATACTGGAAAAAATTGATCATAATATATACGTTTAACTGTTTCAATCAAATTATTCATTGTGTTTTTATATTCACTGGCTGCATCAGGACCAACCATTGTAATCCACCATTCACCATTAGAATATTCCATCATATCATATGATGTAATAGGAATGTCATCATCATAACTATATGAAATACTTAATTTATATTGTTTTCCATCATATTCAATAATATTTTCATCTGCAATTTCTTGTAAGCTTTTTACATTTACATTTAAAGATTCAATATTAGGATATTCATCATAAATTAAATATTCTTTATTATATCCATTGCTTGGATATGAATTGTTACCATCATAATTTATTCTTAATACACTTCCACATTCTCTACATCCATATTTTATTTTTCCAATAAATTTATATTTATCATCATTTTTCAACCATTTGTTTTTAGGTAATTTAAATATGATTTGATATATATCATTAGGTAAATTTGACCAAAAATTTATTCTGAATTTTTGATCAGGAACATTAGCATCATTAGAATCAAATTTAGTAGATAATATTTTATTATTGTTTTTATATAATATTTCTACTGATTCTGGATTAAATTCATTTTTGATAGTATACCACTGTTCATAATTATTAGAATTTTCATTATATTTAAGAATATTTATATTGGAAAATGTTTCTTTAATTATTTTATTGAATACTTGTTCTTTTGTATATACTACTGTTTTCTTTTCTTCTGTTTTTGAATTTATCTTAATCATTATGTTTGAAAGATAAGTACCCTCAAACTTAGATCTACCTATAACATAAAATGGAAATAAATAAAATTTCTTACCTTTATCCTCTACAATTAAATTTTGTGTATTATCATAAAAATCAAAATAAAAATCATCTAAAGTCAATATAGTCTTACATTCATTAAAATCAATTAATAAGCTTTCATTAATATTTGATTTTTGTTCTAATTTTTCTTGTATATATTTTGGACCAATTAATTTAAACACACTTGATTGAATGCTTATTTCAATATCAAATGGTTTTGTCAAATGATCATTTTCATCTTCTTCAAATGATATTTCATTTTCGTTAATTATAAATCTAATTGGTTTTATATAAAAATTATTTACAGAAACTTCATTATCTTTTAACCAAAATATATAATCATTTTCTTTATATTTATATAAAACAGGATTATCATCATATGTTTGTAAACTAAAAACATGTCCTGTACTATCTATGAACTCCATATACCTAAAATATTTATATATAATTAAAAATAATTAGTTTATTTTTAATAAAGCATAAATTTGTTATTTTACGTATGAAAAGTTTTAAAAAGACTTATATAATTAACGAGAATGTCAACGGTATAAATGGGTTTGTCATTCTTAAACCTGAATTCTTAAATCATAAAGAAAATTTTTTGAAAATGTTATCAAATAATGGATGGCAAATAATTCAAAAAAATGAAAGAACATTATCTTTAGAAGAAGCCAAAGAACTATATAAGATGCATAGTAAAAAGGATTTCTATAATGACTTATGTAAGTATATGAGTTCTTCTAATTGTTTATGTTGTTCATGTCATAAGGATTGTAAAGATCCTATTAAAGAAATGAATGATTTGAAAGATAAGGTTCGTAAGACTTGGGGTAAAGATGAGATGAAAAATGGAATGCATTCATCTGACTCATTAGAAAATGTCAATAGAGAAAGTAAGTTGATATTTGAAAAGAAATTTACAGAAGAAATGGACATTAAAGTAACTACAGAACCTGACACATTTGTAGATTTATTTGATAATGTAAAATTTTTAGATGAGCCACAACAACCAATTTCTAAAGTTCAATCTAAATGTGTTGAATTAGGAATAAGCATGAATGATGAAGAATTTGAAAAATTGAAATTTATGCTTAGCAATGCATTGGCTGAAGAATTCAATGCTTGGTATGCTTATACTATAATCATTCCATTCTTATATGGTCCACTACGTCCAGATGTTGTTGAGTTCTTTAAAGAAACAGCTAAAGATGAGTTAGAAGATCATGCTTATTGGTTGATGGAAAGACTTAATCAATTAGGAGTAGAATTGAGTAATGTTTCTGATCCAGCATTTTGGAATACTGTAGCTACTCATAAATACATTTATCCTACTAATGACACTTTAGGTGCAATTCAAAACAATATCAAAGCAGAACAAGGAGCTATAGAGACTTATACTAAATTAGAAGAATTTACAAGAGATAAAGATGTTGTAACGAATTGTAAGATAAAGGAAATACTTAAAGATGAACAAGAGCATTTGTCAGATCTTTATGATTTGAGAAAAGATATAACTAATTTTTAATTTATGGCAGATTTAGAAAAACGTTTTTTCATAACTAATTCTCATAGTGATTATGAAACTTTTATAAATGATAACATCTTTGAAAGAGAAACATTGATATATGATCAAGAACATCTTCATTATAATAAACCAACAAAAATTCCATATTTGGAATCTAATTTTTATAATGGATATGATGGACAATTAGGAGCTAAAGATATCTTTGAAACATTAGAATCATTTTATAATGATTATAATAAAAATTATAATAATCAGTTTAATGTTAATAATAGTGCATATTATTATTTTTTGTTAATGACTGAGTCAGAATATAGTGAGGTATATGGTAACATATATAGTAAATTATCTGATTATATAAAACAACATAATTCAAATGCTAGTTCTAATTTTAATTTACAAAATTATGAATCTTCATATGGTGAAAGTTATTATAATCTTTATTTAAGATGTAATACTATAGGAACAGGATATCATGAAGTTAATGGTGGTAGAGGTTATCTTTCTGGTTATTATTTAACTGTAAAAGATACATTAACAAATGAAACTTTACAAGAAGTATTTTTAGGATACGTTGTGGAAGGTTTTTATAATTAAATAAACTGTTTAAATTATTTATATGAAAAATTTAAATCAATTCATTATAGAACGTCTTAAGATTACTAAAGATTCTAAGTTTTCTAAAGCTAAATTAGATAGAAGTTTTATAGATATATTAAGTTATGTAATTAATGATTTTGAGGGTAAACGATTTAGTGCAAGATATTCATTAGAATTTTTATATAATATTTTCTGTGAAGCTATGTCAGAATCAGCAGAAGTAATACATTATGCATATGATAAAAAAGGAAAACGTATACAAAGTGATATGCAAATGTGTACTATTAAAGCTGGTAAAAATTTATTTCATATTAAAGAAGATAATTATGGACAATTAGAATTCGATGATAATGATAAATGCCTTGATATATGGGGAAGTGGTAGAGGAAGTGAAGTATATTTTGGTGTATGTCTTATAGAAGATGTATTCAATAAATCTATTCATTTTAAAATAAAAGAAGATCAAATTGATTTATCAGATATTAAGAATATATTTGGTATAGAAGATGAATCAAAATTTAAAATTGATATTAGAGTTTATAATGTTAATGGATGGAAAGTTTATGTTGGAACAATACATAAAAAGAATGCAACAAGTTTGTCAAATTACATACATACAACTGTTGTATTACCGAATAATAATACATATAAAAGTTATTATTATTGTGATGGGGCAGGAATGACTGGTTCTGATGATCATTATTCAGGAAATGATGAAAATGACTTTAAAGATAGTATAAAAAAACTAATAGAAAATCATTTACACTTATGAAAAATATTGTACAATATATAACTGAAGCAATTAAAGATGTTGATCAGCAAATAATTGAAATACTTAATTTTTATGCCAAAAATATGTCTGGTGTTCAACAAGAACTATATAAGCAAAAAATAAAAGATGCTGATTCTGTTGATATAGTTCCATTATCAGAAGTATTTTCTGAAGAAGAAATTGAAGATATTGAACGTATAGTCAGACCTCAACCAAAATGTTGTTATGAGAATGCATGGAAATTATGTGATAGGTTATCTTATGGAAAACATGACATAAAATATTGCGAAGGATATCTTAATATGAGAGGACTTCCTATAGATCATGCATTCAATAAAGTTGATGGAAAATATGTAGATATTACTATTGAATTAGCTTTAAATAAAGACATATCAAAAGAAGAAGATACTTATGTGATTATTGGAGAATATGATGACAATCAAGTTAGAGAAATATTGCTTCAAAATGGATTCTATGGAGATATCTATAATACAATATTTTTGAATAAATATAAAGAAAACGTTAAGAAATGAGAAACTTAAATCAATTTATTACAGAACGACTTAAACTTACTAAAGATACAAAAGTATTTAATGATTATGAAGGTTTAGCTGAGAAAATGGTAAATTATGTTTGGCCAATAACTTATGAAAATGATCAAGATGATATGAAAGAACATAAAAAATATGTTGAAGAAATAACAGAAATATTTAAGAAAAATGCAATTGTTGAAATTTCTAAACCAATGTACGGAGGTATGGACGGTTTAAAGGATTCACTATATGGATTAAATATTGATAAAGATATAGCTAAACAATATGGATTTAAAATGTCAGATTATAAAGAAGCACCAATTCCAGATATTCAACATAATACAAAAATTAATTTAGATGATTTAGAAGATGAAGATAATGATAATTATATATTAATGAATGATTCAAATTTATGCTATACAATTTATGGTGATTTTTCAGGAAAAAAGAATTTAATCATATTTTATAATTCTAGTGCAGATTATGCATTTATATTTTACGTAAAATAAGTTTTATTAAAAATGAGAAATTTAAATAATTTTATATTAGAACGTCTTAAGTTAAATAAAGATACTAAAATTGATGACAGTAAATACTGTATATCATTAGATAATTTCATTAAGAAATATGATTTAGAATATAATGGAGAAACTATACATAATGGAATGACAGAATATAAAGTTCCGAGAGAAAAACCATTATGGAAAATTGTTAAGAAAAATAATTCTTGGGAATATTGGACAGAATCTATAAATCATATTGAATCAGAATTCAATATTGATAAAGATAAATGGAGGATCAATATGAGTACTCCTGATGAAAGACGTGTAAGTTTCTTTATACAAAAATATATTTTTAGTAATGATCCGTGGACAACTATATCATTTGTAAGATTTGTTGATAAAGACTTAATAAAAATGGCAAATGATCCAGATTGTTATTTAGAATATTTTGTAGAAAATAATCATTATATTTTAAATGCATGTAAAATATCTAAAGATGAATTTCAATGGATAGAAAGAGTATTATTTACATGGATAGATTGGTTTATAGAAAAATGTAAATGAATTTATATACAATAAAATTTATTTTAATTATGAAAAATTTAAATCAATTCATTATAGAACGACTTAAACTAAATAATAACAGTAAAGCAGATATTTATAATTTTTTTCCTAAATCTGCAATTGAATTAAATAATTTAGTAGAAAAATTATTGAATGAAAGAGGACCTGATGCAGATTTAAATGATATAAATGTATCTAATGTTCCTGATTTTAATTATTCTCCTGAAGATAAAATAAAATATGATTTAGAACTTGATTTTGGAATATTCTCTAATTTAGATCCTCACAACATTAAAATAGATAAATGGGATGTGCGTCATATTACAGATATGTCAAATATGTTTTTTAATTGTTATAATTTAGATTGTAATTTAAATAATTGGAAAACAACTAATCTTGAAAATATATCTTATATGTTTTATGAATGTAAAAGATTTGATTCTAATTTAAGTAATTGGGATGTTAGAAATGTTTTATATTGGGCAAATGCATTTGAAGGATGTATAAATTTTAAGGGTAAAGGATTAAATCAATGGAATCCAGAAAAATTAAAATATGGATATCATTGGGATATGTTTAAACAATGTAAAAAAATAAGAAAAAAACCACAATGGTATATTGATAAAATAATAAATTAAGGAGGCATTTAACCTCCTTAATTTATGGGTTCATAATTGGTTCTAAATGAAATTCATAATTTTTCTTAATAAGATTGTTGATATATTGTCCTTTGTTTTCTGCATGCATCAAATAATCAAATACATGTACAGGTACATCATGATAAAAATACCCAAAATTCTGTTCTCTCATACCAATATCATATCCATCAGGAGTTTTTTTCATTTCTTTATATTGTATGAAAAGCTGATTTGTTTCACTAATATATCCAATCCATGCAACATTTGAATTCTCTTCAACTTTATGCATTCCAAACATATATTCATTTGGTTTAGCTGCAACTCCTTCAATTACTTTAATGTTCTCATAATTATAATCTACGATATTCTTCTTATCTTTATTTTTCTTCATATCTTTACTTTTAAATATTATTGTCATATTATTATAAATTATGTTCAGTATAATACATTACTCGTACTCTATATTTGATAACTTCAGCATAATCTAAAGTTCTTAAGAATTCATTTACCTGTTTTCTGTTTAGAAATCTTGGATGACTACTCATTATATCATATAATTCAATAACCTTTTTATCATAGGTAATAGGCCATTTTTGTTGAGATCTCTTATAAGCATTAATTAATCTATCAGTATTGTAATTGTTGTCCAAAATTTGTTTATATTGTTTATGAGAAATATGCCAACCACAACAAGCAGGACAATAATATGATCTTAATTCATCTCCATTTTCTATATCATCCTTATTGAATTTAATGAAATTGTTTGCCTTAGATTCTGATTCAAAAAACATCTTTAGTCGACTACAATCTGGGCACATTACTCTATTTTTTGGCTTCATAATAATTATAACTTTTATTATAGTTTTCCATGCAATAAAGCTGTGCAAAAGCCATTACTAATTGATCCATTGTTTTGTTTTTTCCTTGTCCAGACAAAAAATATCCACATGCATCCAATTCACGAATGACCATGTCCTCAAATAATTGATTGTCTTTCTCATCCATAATTAATAATATCTTTATAAGAAATTCTATAATACTGTGTGCATTTTACCGTTTTTCTAATTTTTTCTTTAGAAAAATATGTCATATCTTTCATATGATTAATAACATAATTAAATGGTAAAACTTTGGTAACATGTTCTTTAGTCAAGGGATTAATCCAATCAAATAAGAAATCTTTTTCTTTATAAATACAACTTACAGGAAAAGTAAAATAACCTGTATTTTCATTTTCAAATGTTGGATTACTAATTAGATGATAATTAGTTGAATTTCTTTTTCTGCACATTTTTATAATTTTTGGTTACATATATAATATAGTTATTAGTTTTAAAAGTTCAATATAATATGATTATTATTTTTAATAAAAGATTTAAATATTCTATTTATACTAAATGGCAAAGAAAACAATTAGTGGAGCATTAGGTAATCTTGGAAAAACAATGGCAAATATGTTTGGACCTAAAACTCCATCTGGACCAGAAGACAATACGGAAGAGATAAAAGAATTCTTAGAATCAATAAAAATGAATATGTCTATGAGTTATGCTAGTTTCTTTTTAGGAAATTCTGCGAAAGGACTTAAAGACACATCTTTTTTAGGTGCAACAAAATCAAATAAAAATTCTATTCTCGGTGAAAATAAGTCAATATATAGTTTATTAGAAGATATTAAAAAACAATTAGATAAGAATACTAAAGAATCTCCAATTGTTTCAATGTCAGAAAATATAAAGAAACTTCAAACATCATTCAAAAAATATCCTGATGATATAGAAGAAATATTAGAATCTTCTTTGAAGACTCTAAATAAAGAAGATAGTGAAAATAAAGAAGAAGGTGAATTAAGTAATGAAGTAAGACTAATCATATCAGGATTAGATGGTAAAGGAATAAATGGATTAATTGAATTAGCTAAAATGGATTCTGATAAAGTATCTCAAGGATTGAAGAATTTATTAGAAGTCATAAAACCATTTAATGAATTGAAGTTAGATGAAAAAATCATACAAAACCATGTTTCTTTAATAGAAACAATAATGAATAAAGTAAATACTGTAAAAGTTCCAGATAGTGAAAAACAAGTTGATGTCATAGAATCTATACAAGCAATTTTAGGAATATTAGGTTCTTTGGAAACAATTGGTAAAATGGAAGACAATTCAGATAAAGCCAAAACAATTATTGTAAACTATCTTAAAGCTTTACAGGAATCTTATGCTGAAGTAGAAAAATCATTCAACCAAATTATAGCTATATCTACTTTGGTAGATCAATCTAAAAGTGCTTCAGCTAAAATAAAAGAAGGATTAGATGCTTGTAATCAAACTGCAATAGAAACAGCAAATAATGAATCAACATTGAAAGCTAGTAATAGGTCAATGGGTGAATTGACAGGATTCATGATAGCTGCCGCAGCTGTAATGATGATTGGTGCATTATTCATGGAATTGAGTAATGGAAAAATGTTCATTAATGCACTTAAATTTGGTGCTGCATTAATGGCATTTGAAGCTTTAGTGTTAGCTCCTATATTGATTTTCTCTAAAATGAAAGGAGAAGTCGCTAAAGGCTTAGAAGACTTTTCAGATTTTGTTATAGTATGTGCTGGAGTAATGATGGTTGGTGCATTATTTATGCACCTAAGTGGTGGAAAAATGTTTATGAATGCACTTAAGTTTGGATTAGTTCTTGGTTTATTTGAAGCTTTAGTGTTAGCTCCTATATTGATTTTCTCCAGAATGAAAGGAGAAGTTGTACAAGGTCTTAAAGATTTTTCAGGATTCATTATCGTTTGTACGGCAGTTATGCTTATAGGAGCATTATTTATGGGTTTGGCTGGAGGTAAATTAGTCATAAATGCGTTAGCTTTTGGATTGACTCTTGGATTATTTGAAGCATTGGTATTAGCTCCTATATTAGCATTCAACAAAATGGAAGGAGAAGTTGTACAAGGACTTAAAGATTTTTCAGGATTTTTAATAACTTGCACAATAGTTATGCTTATAGGAGCATTATTTATTGAACTTGGTGGTGGAAAGTTTGTATTGAATGCTTTGGCATTTGGATTTGTTTTAGGAATGTTTGAAGCTATGGTAATTGCACCATTTTTATTATTCAATTTAATAGATAGACAAGTATTTCAAGGATTAAAAGCATTTAGCGGAACATTGATAACATGTACAGTAGTTCTATTAATTGGTGCTTTATTTATGCAATTAGGTGGTGGAAAATTTGTAAAAGCAGCAATGGAGTTTACAGTATTGTTAATGGCTTTTGAAGCTGCAGTAATAGCACCAATATTGCTATTTAATTTGGCTAAACCTGTCATATTTAGTGGTTTGAAAGATTTTTCAACATTCTTAATTACTGTTACTGCATGTTTGTTGATTGGTGCATTATTTATGACACTGAAAAATGGAACAATACCTAAATATGCTATGGAATTTACTGGAGTTTTTGCTTCATTTATTGCGGCTATTGGTGTAGCAATCATACCTCTTATGAAATGGCTTAAACCTGCAGTAATGGAAAAGATGCATGAGTTCAATTTATTCTTAGCTATATCAAGTGCATGTTTAGTAATTGGTTCATTATACATATATAAATTTGGAACAATGTCTGCATTAAAATATGTAGGTGTATTTGAATTATTTATTTTAGGTATGGGTAAAGTTGCTAAGACTATTGTAGAATTATTTGATAAAAAGACATTAGATAGTCTTAAACCATTCTCAATATTCTTAGGAACTATGCACGCTATACTTATAACAGGTGGATTATTTACTAAAAAATATGGTGCTACAATAGGAGCAAAATATGCAACAGTATTTGATTTATTTGTGTGGGGTATGGCTAAAGTATCTAAAAACATAACAGATAATTTTGATAAAACAACGTTGGATAGTTTAATTCCATTTTCAATATTCTTAGGAACTATGCATACTGTATTAGTTACTGGAGCAATGTTCATGGATAAATACGGAAATACAGCAGTATCAAAATATGGAATAGCTATAACCACATTTATTTATGGTATATTACCTGCTATGGCAGCAGTAATTGCAATAACAACTATCGCTAAAATATCTCAAATGAATGCTATTCTTGCTGGAGGTGGTTCACTTGGATTTACAATTCCTGCTGAAGGTGGTGGAATGACAAGTTTCTTCATATTTGTAGGACTTATGCACGCAGTATTATTAACTGGTTCAATGTTTGTTCATCAATTTGGAGTAGAACCTATTGCTGAATATGGTATATGTATAGCTGGATTTATTTATACTATGGTTGGTGCTTTAGCTCTTTTTAATGCCATAGATATTAAAGAAAAGAAATTAACAGATTTTATCGTTTTTGTTGGAGCATTACATGCAATAATATTGACTGGAGCATTATTCATAAATCAATTTGGAACAGAAGATGTAGTAACTTACGGTATTATTTTAACAGTATTTGTTGGTGCAATGTCTGGTATATTTATTTTACTGTCTAAAACTATTAGCAATAAAGTTGAGAAAGATGTATTGATTTTTGCGGCAATGGTAGGAATATTCCATGCAATAGTATTGTCTGCAGTATTAGCAGTAAGAGACACATTTGATATTGTGGCAGTTGGAGAATACTTAGCAGTTTTAGGATTATTTACAACAGGTATGGTATTCTTATTTAAAGCTTTACAAAAACATATGCAAGATATAACTAAAGGAGCATTAGCAATGTTAGCTATATCAGGTTCAATGCTTGTATTTAGTGGAGTAATATTCTTAATAACTAAGATATTTGAAAAGAAAAATCCTGATGAAGTTCTTGAATTAGTTGGTGGTTTAGCATTGATTTCTGGAGCTTTAGGATTGTTTTATGGTATAATAGGTTCTTATGCCGGTCCCGTCGCAATGGGTTCTTTAGTAATGTTGGCAGTTAGTGCATCATTTGGAATTTATTCACTTATTATCAGTATGATTGTTGATATGTTTAGAAATACAACAATGGAAGAAATTCTTGGATGTACAACTAATCTTATATTATCAGCAGGAGAATTATCATTATTCTTTGGTATAGTTGGTATTCCTCCATTTGCATTACTTGTATCTTTAGGTTCAGCAGCAATTGCAGCAATGGCTTTAGCATTACAACAATATGTAAAAGGATTAGGAGATACAATCAATTTATTAGCGCCTTATGGTGATCCTAAAAATTATGATGATTCAACTGTTCATTATGCTATAGAATATTTAAGTAAAGCTAATGAAGAATTGACAGAACTATTTGAAAGTTTTGGATTTTTTGCGATTAAAGTAAAGACTGGAGCAAAAGCAATAACTTCAATATCAACTGGAATACAACATATAAATGAAGCCTTTGAATCATTGACAAATGGATATGCATCATGGGGTAATAGTATTGTTGAAGCTATAGTTACTACTCATGAAATGATTAGTGATCAATTAGTTCCAATGTATAATGATATATGTAATAATAGCCCACAAATATTAGTTACTTCTTTAGCAACTGTAATGATGAGAGGTATAGCTAAAGATATAGATAGTATTGTTGAGTATATTGTACAATCTGTTGATAAAATTAGTAAAACTGGAGACATAACAGATAATATTCAATTAGTAATAGACAATATATCTAAATATTTTTCAATACCTGATCAAGTATCATTAGGATTTTGGGGAGCAATAGGATTAAAATTAAAACTTATTGCATTGAAAGAATTGTCTCATGATATAGCACAAATAATTGGTGAAGTTGGAGATGCAGTAGCACATATAGCATCATTAGAAATACCTTGGAAATATGACGAAAAAGGTAGAGTAGTAAAATACAGACAATTAAGAGAATCAGACTTTGATTTAGCAGGAGAAAATGTAGGAAAGATATTGATGACTATAGCCGATGCTTTAAATAAAGTCTGGGATGGTGGTGATGGAAAACAAGGTCTTAAAGAAATGTATGGAGTTGATGCTCAAATTGGAGAATTTTTTGGTATAGACTCACCTCTTACTTCAGTAATGAATTTTGGTATGGATGTTTCTAAAGTATTAAGTGGTGTTGGTGAGTCTGTTGGTATGATAGCTAAAATGCAAATTCCAACCAAATGGGATGAGCATGGAAAACCAATCGCATTCAGACAACTTAAAGAAAAAGACTTTACTATGGCTGGTGAAGGTGTAGGTTTTATCCTCACTCATATGGCAACAGTATTAGGAGATATATATAAAAATGGTTGGGTTGATGAAAGTGGAAATATTGGAAATACTTCAGGAAAATACAATATATTTGATAGAACTTCTGGAGGATTTCTTAGAATGGATGAAGACCCAAGTCCTATTGAAAAGGTTTTAGGAGCATCATTTCAAATAAGTGAGATATTAGCAAATATTGGTGAAGGTGTAGGTAAAATTGCTAAATTACAAATTCCTACAGCTTGGGACACTAAAACAGGAAAAGTGACAAATTATAGAACCTTGAAAGATCAAGATTTTAGAGACATGGGAATTGGTGTTTCAACAATATTGACATCAATATTCAATGCATTAATAAATGATGTATATAAAGGAAATGAAGAATTATTTAAAGAAATAAGTGGAGGACTATTTTCTAGTGACAAACCATCTCCAATGATGACAGTATTAGAAGCTTCTGCTAAAGTTAGTGAAATCATATCTAATACAGCAAAAGGAATATCTCAAATGGCAAAAATGCAAATTCCTGATAAATGGGATGAAAAGGGAAAACCAATACATTACAAAGAACTTACCAAAGAAGATTTTACTAAAGCAGGTGAATCTATTGGAAGTATAGTAAAATGTGTAGTAGATAAGTTAATAACATTTGCAGATGATCCAGTATTTAAAGATGATACATTCAAACATGTTATGGATTCAGTAATGCCAATATCTGAACTTATTTCAAATATGGCAGAAGGAGTATTGAAATTAGCTTCAGGACAAATACCATCTAAATGGAATGATCAAGGAAAACCAATAGAATTCAAAAAAATAGAACCTGCTGATTATGCAGCTGCAGGAGTAACTGTTGGTGTCATAACTACTTCAATAGCACAAACATTACTTGATTTAGTAAAAAATGATCAATATAAAGATTATTTCTTTGATGAAAATGGTAAACCTTCAGAAAAAATGCAAGTTGTAGTTGAATCATTTAGTGGAATTTCCGGATTAGTTACTGATATGGCTGATGCAGTAGTAAAACTTGGACAAGGATTAGTTGCGGATCAATGGAAAGATGGTAAACCTACACATTATAAACCTATTGATTTCATTAAGATAATTCCATCAATGCAACAAATTGTCGAAAAAATAACAACATCTATAGCACAAACATTAATAAGTATAGTGCAAGCACATCCTGATTATTTTGGAAAAGAGAATACAAAATTCCAAAATGCAGTAGAAAGTATTCAAGGAACAACAAAAATTGTTACTGATTTAGTAGATACTGTAATAAAAATAGGTAGTGCACAAATACCTGTACACTGGGATGAACATGGCAAACCAGATAGATTCATTAGTATAGAAGGAAAAATTGATACTGCAATTGAAAATACTAAGAAAATATTTGAAGGAACTATTGGAGGATTGCTTGGAACAATAAAACTATTATGGAATGAAGGATTAGATGTTCCTGGAATAGGCATAATAAAAATAGATAATGCTAATACGTGGAAAAAATGGATTAATGATACTGTTGATATCTCACAAAACATTGTTTCAATGATATCTTCATTAGCTGAATGTATAATAAATGTATCATCATTGAAAATTCCTACAGGATTTGATGAAAGTGGAAAAGCTAAAGGATATATTTTATTGAAAGACAATGATATAAATAATGCATCAAACAGAATTACTCAAATAATAACATCATTATTAGGAATATTCTATGATAATACATCTGGAGAAACAGATAATTCTACAATAACAATTAGTAAAATTTTAAACAATCAAGAACAAATAAAAAATAATGCAACAAATATAAAAAGTACAGCAATAACAATATTTGATACAGTAGATGAGATTGCAAGTAGAGTTTCTGAATTAATGGATAGCAAAGAGTCAATTGATACTTTATTTGACTACAAACAAAAATCACATACAGATAAAGCTATTAATGATTCTATTCAAATAGGATTCTTTAGAGATATTGCAGTATTGATAACAGACATATCTCAATTAATGTCATTGTTTAATGGAGTAAAAGACAATATTTTAATAGAAAATGAATTATCAGACAGTTTCTTTAATATTACAAAACAAGATTTAGATGCAACAAAGATAAAGAACAATATAAAATCTATATTTTCAATCGTATCATCAATAATTGGACAAATTGATAGCTTAGATGAAACAGTAATAGGAGACAATAATAAGATAAACTTAATATTAGGTAAAGATCAAAATAAAACTGATTTAGTTGCTATTGTAACTTCAATATTGAATATTTATATTTCTATAGATGAATTATTGAATAAGATTCCTGATGTCAAAAAGGAAAAGATATTTAAAACAAAAACATATATAACTTATATATCACTTTTAAATGATATATTGAATGATTTGTTAAAGAATGTAAATGTCATAACATCTATAAATGTTTCACAATTCAAGACATTAAGTAGTAGTTTATTGACTTCGACAATATCTAATATTGGAGCATTCTATAGTAATATTATTTCTGCTATGATGGAAATAAATTCTAATACTGAAAATAGCATAAATGGCGGAATGAAATTACAAGCATTGAGTATGCAATTCAAAATAATGGGTTCTTTATTTACTGATTTGTTTAGTAATATTGAGTTATTGACATCTATTGATGTATCAAAAATGAATGATTTAGACAGTAAGTCATTGACATCAACTATATCTAATATTGGAGTATTCTATAATGATATCATACAAACAATATTAGAAATAAATGAAAGTATTGATGGATCAGCAAAATCTACTATAATGTCATTGAATGTTCAGTTATTAGAAACAACAATGTTAGTAACTGAAATATTTGAAAATATGTCTAATGCTTATTTGACATTTTATTCAAATGTAGACAACTTCAATTCAACAATAAGTGGAATATTTTCACAATTAGATGTATCAAATAGTTCATTAGATATAGCTGTATATAAATTGAAGGATAATGTACAAGTAGTACTTGATACATTCAATTCAATAGATTTAGATACTAACTTATTTGGTAAAACAGACTTAGCAAAAATGACAGATGACTTAGATTATTTCATTACTAATATATCTAAGTTCAATGAACAAATGTCAGATAATGCCAATAAGCTTAAGTCATCTATAGATAATATATATCAAGCAGTATCTAATCAAAAGACATCAAAGGTATTTAAAGATAATACATCATTATTAGAGAAATATGTTAAGACAATAAACTCAATAAACATAAAGAGTACAAATGCTTTTACAGAATTAGTAAGACAATTGAATATGTTAGCGGCTAAATTAGGAAATGTTGATAAATTGACTGATGTAATGGCTAACAGACTTTCAGTAGTATTAGATCATCTTGTAAAACGTCTTGAGGAATCTAAAGAAGCAATTGATAAAGCAGATGAAATACAAACTAAGAGACATAATTTGATTAATGAATCAATTCAAAAGGTTAAAGATTTGATGGAAAATCCATTAAGCATAACTATTACACAAGATATGTCTAACATGACAATGGGTGGTGGACCTTCAGAAAGTGGAGGTAATACTACTACTGGTGGAGGTGTAGCAGGAAACGGTACAGGATCACCTGATTTTGATATTTATGATAAAAATGCTAAAAATACTAAGGGTTATACATGGAATGATATTGCTAAATTAGAATCAAGAAAAGAGAAAATAGATAGTAAAACTAGAAAGGCAGGAGGTAGATGGGTTCAAAATCAAAAATAATTAAATTAATATAATGTTTGCATTAAAAGGAAGACAGGATTTTTTTAGATTAATATTACCGGACAATTTTATTGTTCCAGAAATAGAAGAAAAATATACAAATATAATAAAAGAGAAAAAAAGTTTCTTATATAAACCTATTGATTTCATTAATGAGACAATTCAGGGAATACAAATATTAGGTTTTCAAGAAGCATCTATTCCTCAACAGCAACCAGCAAGAGGTTATCCTATAATTGACGAAAATAGAGTAAGACAAAATAATTTCTTACATACTAGTTCAGATTATAATTATAGAGCAGAAAAATCACCTTTAGCTATATTAGATAAGACTCTTAATGTTACATTTAGACATACATTAGGATTTTTGAATTATTTCATATTATTTGAAAATTTTTGGTACCAATATTCAAGAGATAGAAAATACAAAGATCTTCCTGAACATTTCAATATAGAACTAATGAACAATATTGGTGAAGTATATTCAAAGATAATAATATATGATCCTATAATTAATTCTATGGATATGCTTGATATGAATTATACTCAACCTATTGCTCAATCACAAACTTTTAATTTGACATTTAAATATTCTAATATAGATTATCAATTCATTAATCATGATAAAGAGGAACTTTAAAGTTCCTCTTCTTCATTTAATTTTAATAGTTTTTCATACGCAGACATCATTCCTTCATAAAACCACATCCAATTACGATATTCTGCATCTTCATTTGACAAATAACCTTCTTCTGCAAAATTCTTATTTACTTTTGCTTCATCATATAACTGTGAAATTTTTTCTTTCAAATTATGCGGACACTTCTTCATATTTACTTTTTTTAATCATTACTACTTTATCGTATGGTAATACTGATATTAATTCTTCAAAATTTAAACTTATTTCTTTCATAATCATTAATGTTTTACATCTGAACTTCCAAATCCTGCATCTCCTCGATTTGATTCTTCCATTATTTTATTATATTCCTTTTCGGTAACTTCTTCATATTCAGTATGAAATACAGGAATAAGCATCATTTGTGTAAGTTTGTCTCCACAATAAATATTCTTATTTTTCTCTGTATCTTTTGTGAATGCCATTGAAAGATGTACATATCCTGCATAATCTTCATCAACCAAACAAGCTCGTACATCATATCCTTTATTACCCATTCCTGACTTATTTACATAAAGTCCTGCAACACCAATTCCAAGTAATCTTAAATTATTTATTTGCTGATGAACATTAGGACCATTTTGATCACTAAGTACAGTATCAAGTGCTATCTTAATTCCTGAATTGATAAATAATGTATCATTCAATTGTGGCTCAATACCCCATACATCTTTATCTCCATCATAAATCAAAAAATTATCAATGAAATATCTTAATCCTTTAATTAATGAAGCCTCTTTCATCATTTCAAGCTTAGCATTATGATAAGCCAAATACAAATGAACAATATTTATTTGTCCATTATTAGAACTAATATAACTATCAATAAACTCAATCATTTGGTTGATATCTTTCTTAGTAACTTTATAAGACTTTTGAAAAGCTTCTATAGCTAACTCCTTTTGTTTTTCCGTTTTAATGTTTGGAATGTAATAATCAGAACCTGCTGATGTAAAAGTATTAGTTGGCTTTATGCCAAATGCATTATAAATTTTCATTTTAAAACTAAATATTTTTATATTATTAATATAGTAATTAGAATATGATAATTATTTTTAATTAACAACAAATATTAAATTTTATATATGGCTGATAAATTGTTTTATAGTTATAATGCTACTTGGATAAATAATAATTCTATAAAGTATACTGAGAAATATAGTTATGCATTTATAGTCAATCCTAAAAATCATATTTTAGCATATAATGGAAAAGACTATGGTGTATTTCATAATGAAAACTATATATCATGTATACCTCAATCTAATTTTGTAAATGTTTCAAATGTTGTTAGTAATACTGCTGTAACAAAAATTTATATTAAAATTCCGTCTAATCCTCATACAATATGGACTGCTAATACTGGAGCAGGATCACCTGCAAATACATCTTCATTAAACCTATCGGATGGACAATATAATAAATTGAATTTTGATTTATGTATTAATGCATCAATATATCATATTAGTGCAAATATAAATAGTAGTACAAAATCTAAAAAATTTTGGAGTAATTGTAATGTATTGAAATTATCTAATTCTAATATTAGTAATGATAGCGTAAGTTTTGGATATTATAGAACTGCTGGAAGCGGAAACTTAAGTGGACATTCATATTTACCATTCATATCTATTAATGGATTAAATCCAGGATTAGGAACTCCTGTTAGTATTTATAATATATCTTTTTCAACACAGACTAGTAGTGGATTCAATACTACTGATTATCCTAATTTAAATTATGTTGATAATGATAAAACCACTACATATATGTGGGAGATTAAAATAAATCCATCAGGAGCATATTTTGTAGATACTACTGTAACAAATAGTCAAATGATTACAAATAGTAAATTACCTATACGTACTATTTGGGGACAAGCATTTGATGGAACAGGTAATGTACAAGGAAATTTGACAATAAATTCATATACACACGGAGGAACTACTGAATTAGGTGTTTTAAAAACTAATTATGTCAATATTAATTGTGAAGATACTGGTAATCAATTAGCAGTAGCTGGAACTGGAGTTATTTCTAATACTACATATTTATGCTCTGGTGGAGGAAATGCTTATATTGGTGTTTCAAATACTAATGCTGATGCTAGATTTAATAATGGAGATTTACAAGCTAAATTATATGTTAATGGAATATCTTATGTATCTAAATTAAATATTAATTCAAAAGATACATCATTAAATTATGCATGTCGTATTGCAGGAAAAAATACTTCAAGTACTGGAGGTAATTCATCTCAATATTCAATCTATGCAACTAATGGATGGAATTATTTAGCTGGTAATACAGGAATAAAACATGTTCCTAATACAAAATATAAATTATATATTCAAGGAGATAATGCAGATGAATTTGGTGGTTCTTCTAATGACTATTCAACATATATAACTCATGGATGGAATTTTTTAGCAGGAAATACAGGAATTGGTCAATTTCCTAATACAGGAATAAAATTATGGGTTTTTGGAGATGCTACAAATGAAACTGGGGGTAGTGCCAATGAATATTCATTATATTCAACCAATGGTTGGAATTATTTAGCATCTAATACAGGAATTGGTGTTAATCCAAGTACAGATTATAGATTACATATTAAAGGATCTTCTTCTACATCTACAGGTGGTGATTCATCTCATTATGCTTTATATACAGATTATGGATGGAATTATTTAGCTTCTAATACAGGAATAGGTATTGCTCCAAATATAAATTATAAATTATATGTAAGTGGTAGAACATATTTAAATGGAAATGTTGGAATAGGAGTTGCACCAGATACAGAAAGTACATATAGACTAAAAGTTGATGGTAGTTCTAGTAATTTATCAACATTATTTTCAAATGGCAAAATCATATTAAATGATGAATATACTTTTATACAAAAAATTCATGCAGCCGGTTTACAACCACATTACGATATTTCAAATGGTGGTAGTAATGGAATATTAAATATGTATATATCTAATAATGCAACAACATTATGGCATTCTAATTATAAAAATAGTAATTTAGGAATACATAAAATATTTAGTGCACAAGCGAATATTCATAGTAATTATTGTGGATTATGGAATATGGGATTATGGAATTATAGACATTATGATGCATCTGGGCAAGATATGAGTCAACAAACTAAAGCTGGAATGATATCTTCATCAGTTATAACTCCTATCTCTGAACATAGATATAATTCTCAATTAGGAGGTCTTAATATGATTTTATTTTATCATACTGTAAAAAATAATACTACTGAATTAACAAATAATGTTAATTATGTATTTAGAAGTGCATATAGAAATAGAATATTATTTTATGGATCATATATAGATTCTACTAATTATACTTGGCAATATAAATCTCCTTCTACTAATAAATCTTGGGGAGTAGTAGGCAATGATACACCAGGTACTATGGACTCAACCCATTTTGGAAATAATACCTCAATGCCGGCTGTATATGGTGATTTTGGAGGATTTGTATCATGTATGGAAGGAAATATATATAATATTGTTGTTTTAGGAGTTGTTAATTTATGTAAATACCGAACTAATAATGCATGGTCATTTAATAATAGTGACTATAATTCTATATATAATGATAAATCTTTTATAACTTCTTCTGGTGTATTAATATATGGATGTTGGTTTACTAATGCTTTAACTGGAACAAATCATAATGGATTATCTTCAGGAGTAGCAGAGGCAAATAAATCAATTAGATTTAGATGTAAAGTAAATCCTAATTTAACATGGAAAAGACATATACATGTATCAAATACTATTTGTGAAATACATACTCACTGGGGCAGTAGTGATTCATCTATTAATGGACCTACTGCAGTAGATAATGGAAATAAATATGAATTGCACTCTGGATTTTTAAATAATAATACTACAGAAGTTCAAATATATGTATATGGTCCAAATATAAATGATACAGGTACATTAACTATTAGAACAATATCTATAACTATTTTAGGATGGCTATATGATGGTGATAATTAAAAGAGGAATCATTAAGATTCCTCTTTTTCTATTAACATATCATAAATTAGTTCAAGATAATCTGGAGCAGATATTTTCATTCCATTTATTTCTACATCATTAGCAGAATTTAAATCAATAATTTCTTCATATTCTAATTCAGAAAATTTCCAATCATTAACATTTTCAATTATATCATTTGATCTAGATTCTATATATTCAGAAATATCTTTATTATAAGATTGTTCTAATTGATTAAATTCTTCTAATTCTTCAGTATTTTTATTTGGAATATTCATTAAATTTTTATATCTTTCTGATACTAATTCATTAGTAAATTCTTTAATATCAGAATCTAATGCTTTTTTATATTTTCCATATTCAATACGCATCTTAATAATCTTTAATTTCAATTGTTTTGAAAATTCTTTTCCATTATATTCAAATTTTAATTGTTTTATAAGATTATATTTAGATACAATATCGTTTAAAGTCATATTAATTTTTTCCATAATTATTCTATATCTATATCATTAAAGCTTTCTTCTGGTGTAAGTAAATTTTCATCTTGATTAATTATTTGAGGTTCTTCATTATCAATATGATATGTCATTTCTTTATAAGTATTTGGATATATGAATGAAAGCATATAAGTATTAAGTTTTGACATCTCATTAAATCCCTCATTATTTGATGAATGATTATGTAATAAAGCTTCTAAATCAATCATGGCTCTTCCATACATTGCTTTAAGAACTTGTAAGTCATTAGCAAATCTTGGGAATAATTCCGCAATTCCACTAATTGTACCTAAACGAGTATCAATCATATTTGTCCTGATTATAGATCCAGAAGCTGCTCTATAATTGATTTCAGTTACAGGCATTATTACAATCTTTTTGGCATTGCTAATCCATACAGGAATAGTTCTTACATCCTCATAAGTTCTAACAGTACTATAAGGATAAGATTCAACTACCCATCTCTTATATATTTTTGACCAAACATTGAATTTAATAAGATTATCTTTAAATAATGCTAATTCTGCCAAAGACGGATTGTTTTCTATAGTCACCTTTTGAGGAGCAGTATTATTTACTTGTTGACCATCTTGTTGATTGAACAATATTCCATATTCAACAATATCTGCTTTCTCATTAATAATATCATGATAAGCTCTATGTACAAAATCTTTATGCATATAATAATCATCTGCATCAAGAAACATAAAATAATCTCCAGTTGCATGATCTATTCCAAATTTTCTTGCACCACCACAACCAAGATTTTCTTCAGGTTCATAAAATCTAAATTCTATGTTTGGATTACCATATTGTTGTATGAAATTTCTAACGATATCTAATGACTCATCGGTAGACTTATCATTAACTAATACATATTCTACTTTAAATCCATTGAATTCTTGTTGATTAATACTATTTATAGCATCAACAATAAATTCCTTTGCATTATAAAATGTTGTAATTATACTAACTTTTTCCATAATTTGATATTAAAATTTATTTGTTTACTATAAGTATAGTATTATCTGAAATTCTTTCTAATACATAGAATTTCTCATTTTTATGTTTTTTACTATCATAAGGTATCGCTGTACCCCATTTCTCTTTTATCTTTCCGGAATATACTGTACAAAATTCTCCTGGAACACATTTACCATTATCTTCAACAATTACTTTTCCAACTAAATTTACTCTCATCCATTCTTGTCTATTTGAACGTTTTACATAATTCTTTTCTTTATCATAATATTGACTTTCAATCTTTATGTAATGTTCCCATGGATAAGTCTTAATATAGTTCATCTCCATTTTTTGATCATATACTTTACTTCCTACAGCAAGCTTTTCTTTTTTAAGATATAAATCTCCATATTCATTACAAAGATAAGCATATTTCCATTCATCTGGATCATCTGATGTTTCCAACGCGCATACTGTTGAAACACCTAATATATAATCATCATCATGAGCTAATGTAATTTTTGAATGATTTTCTTTATCAAAAGTGACAAATTTTCCAATCAAATTTTTTACTTGAATTGAAAATACCTTTTGATCCCATTCATACATTTCAGTATATCCAAATTTTTGAATATTCAACTCATTCTCCATTAGTGATTATTACAAATATATTTATAATGACTGTGTGATTTATTCATAAATTTCTTCTTAAAATCACAGTAATAATTTGAATAATAATCATTAGCATTCTTACCTCTGTTATAGATATTCAAATCTTTGTTTTCTTCAATTAACTCTGATTTTGTCTTAATAAACTTAATAGGTAAAGACAAAACATAAGCTTCAATTATACAATAAATAAAATCTTCTGTAGCTTCATTATCTTCAACTAACATAATAGTAGGATTAATCAAAGCATTTTCTGAAGCTATCTCATATCCTGTTTCTTCATCTAAAATTGTATCACCAGGATTTTGTCGTGCAAAACCAATCAATATGGCATATTTATACTTATTAATACTTGGATCAAAAACTCTATATTCAAATCCTACGGCAGTTGTTGCACAATCAACACCATATTTGTCATAAAGTCGTCCGTTAATTCTCTCTGATTTAATACAACTACGATCCTCATCAATGTTATTCCAATACCATTCATTGATAAGCTCTTTAGTCAACCAATCAATCATTAATAAACAAAAATATATTTTTTAAAAATTATATAATTAATTATAATATAGAAATAGGCAATCAAAATTTCATTAAAATAAACTTATTTTTATATATAAATATAATTTTAAGTATATGAAAGAATTAGATTATTCTACAATAATTAGTGATGTTTCTGAAGTTTGTATTACTGATTGTCCTTATAATAAAGATATAAAAATTGGAAGTGATGAATGTAAAAATTGTCAATATTTTCATTCAGATAATTTTTTAGCTAAAAAGATAAAATGCAATAAAAAAGAGGAACTTTAAAGTTCCTCTTTAACATTTATAATAATTTATTATTCATCTTCTGGAGTAGGTTCAGGTTGTTCTACATAAGCCACAAAACAATTATCTAAAATATCTTCTTTATATGCATATAAATCATTTTCATTGCATCTTTCTTCAAATGTTTCATTATCATCTTCATGACGTAAATCATAATTGAATCCAGATCCATCAAACCATTCAGGTATACCTACTACAACATATTCATAAAAACAATTAGAATATTGTCTAGCTTTCCAAACTCTGTCACCTACATTAAATTTTGTTTGTAATGTCATAACGCGTTATTTTATTATATTTTTATTTTATTTTCAACCCTACTGTAGCATTGATTCCTATAGTTGGTCCAAATTTCTTTCCATTAAAATCATATCCATAACCTACTGAAGGACCAACTGTAATTCCCCATATTGATTTTTTAGGTTTAGGTAATTCTATTCCTTGTATATTATTATATTTAATATAAGGATTATTAGACTTTACATAAACTTTATTATTTTCTATAGCTAATGTATAATCAAAGAAAACTTTATCTTTATCTATACTTAAGCTTAATGTTGAATCTTTTAATGATACATTTCCTTCTAATTCTCTAAATTCATTATTGAAATTGAATTCTTTAGTCAAATCTACATTTTCATATAAAGTATCATGCTTTACAATATAAATTGGATCTGAAATTTGCCATACGGTATCTTTTTTGCCATTATCTATTTGATTTTCTATATAAACTACTGATTCTGGTTTTTTCAATTTCATTTCCTTAATAACTTTAAATAAACTATCATTAACTAATTTCAAAGTATTCAAATCACCTATCAACATTTCTTTAGAAACATAAGTATCACCAGTTTTTGTTGTATAATACTTAATAGTATCTGTCAATGCTATCAAATTTTGATTGTTTTGTTCTTTATATTGTTGACAACCCTTAACAGTAAATATTGTATTAATACATAAAACTATTATAATCAATATCAATATGATTTGTTGTTTGAATTTATTCATAGTTTATAATAAGTCATCATCATTTTCATCATCTGATTTATCATCTTTCTTATCATCAGAAGTTCCTAATAAATCATCTTCTTCATTATTGTCTTTATCTTTCTTTGTGTCTTCATCCTTCTCATCTTTATTGTCTTTGTCTTTATCTTCATCTTCATCCTTCTTATCTTCTTTCTTCTCTTCTTTCTTTTCAGTTTCTTTCATTGACCATACAGAAGGATTGTTTGTTTCAGAAGCACCTAAGAAATCCAATATAGTATGAATTAACTTATCTACTTCATCAGGTAATTTTACGATAGAGTCTTTATCAAAATCTTGTACCCAAATACCATCTTCGCCATCATTATAAATATTTATCAATGAACGAGTATATTCTGATGTCTTATTTCCTGGACGTTTCTTTGTATATTTCCATCTTAATGCAATTGATTCATCACCATCTTTAGATTTTACACCTGCAAAATAATATTCGCGTGGTAATTCTAATTGTTGAGTAACTAACAATTCAAATTGCTTAGCTGCTTTAACTTTATCTTTAGAATTAATCAATTCAATTATTTTCTTTCTAGTCAAATCTTCCATTTCCTCATCATCGTCAGATTCTAATACTATTTCTAAATTATCTAAATTTTCTAATGTCAACATTTCTGTTTCATCAATATTGTATTGTAACATTTCTGTACATGGAAGATTAGCTGGTTCTGGTTCTTTACCAGGTTTAGCACCTTTAATGTCTGAAGGGCTGAAATAAACTACAAAGTATTGACCAACACTTACTAATTTTATTTTATCTAATCCTTGACTTGTTATTTGTTGAGCTAAACAAGTATTTCTCATTACTGTGTAGTCATAAAGTATTCTATTAACTTCTTCTTTTGATACAAATTTTGATGAATTCAATTTTACTGAATATCCATCTTCCGCAACAGAAGCAACTATTCCTGTGACAGGTGAAAATATGTTACGAATTTGAGTAACAATATTTCCTACTGGTGTCAAATGATTTGTAACACCTGTACTTGGATAGCTATTTCCAGGATTTACATCAGCTGTTGTGCAATTTTCCTTTATTATTTTATTATAATTGCTGAATTTTTTCATTACGTAAATTTATATATACTTTTATTAAAAATAATATTATTCTTTATCATATATGCTCATATCAACTTCTTTAGTTTTTAAGTTGTTTTTTGTAATATATACGTTCAATAGTCTTTCTCCCAAAAATCCATAAATTCTTGCAAAGTTATTTCTCATTTCCTCATATTTGTCTTTAGGCATATCACTAAGTTTAGTTCCTTCAAATTTAAATTCTGAAGAATTATTATTTATATAATCATATACATCTTCTACAGAATTAAACTTGAAATATTGTCCAAATTTGTCAAATATATCAAAAACAAACTTACAATAATCTAAAAATATATCTTTTCTTGTAATGAATATTGAATTTGAATATAATTTATTATCATTAAAGAAATCACAATAAATTTGTAAATAATCAGGATAATATTTTTTGATTATTGCACCTACAACCATTAAGAATTCTTTATTAAAATTCTGAGTATATTGTTTATAATTAGAAATTCCAAATGTATATTTTTTAGGAAGTATCATATCAATATTACTGTTTTCTAAATTTTCTAAATCTTCATCTGATACATTTAAAAATCTTCTATAATGACATATACCAATAAAATTAGGAATATCAATATTTTTCCATATTTCATAAAAATGATAGTATTCTGAGTATAATAACTTTATATCATTTAAATCATTATTACAATCACTATAATTCAATACTTTATAATAATCTTTATTAGGTATATTAGACATATTTAAATTTTTATAAGCACAAACATATATATTCAAATCATTTTCATTTACCAAAATTTGACAATATTCTAATGTATTGTTTTTTTGTAATATATATTTACCTCTTATAAATATTTGTTTTTCTAAATCATATGCTAATAGATTAAAATTATTTCCTATTCTTAAATTTTCTAAACTATCATATATAGAATCAATTTCATAACATCTTCCTAATTCTATATATCTATTAAAATCATCTTGTAAATTTTTTTCTAAATCATTTGATTTAATTATTCTATAACTTATGAAAACTATTCCTTCACATAATTCTTTATTTACTGTATGAATTGCTTGAGGATGATATGAAAAATGTCCTTCATTTGAATAATACCTAAAAGGAACAGAATGTATTCTTAGATTTTCAATATTCTTAAATATATTTTGATATACTTCATCATCATACATATGTTCATTATTTGGATATATATTG